AAGTCGTGAAGCGCATCGTGATGACTGTAGCCGTGATGCAGCCAAACAATATTTCATGGCACTGGAGGCAAAAATTGCATGGATGGAACAAGAGGCACATGCGGCTTCTGTCACCATAGAGCGGCTGCGTGGGGCGCTGCGTGAGATGCTTTCAGTGGCAGAGGTGGATCAGTTGGAAAACCTTTTGATCTGCGACATTGGAAGTGAACGATCAAAGATGAAAAGCCGCGCTGTGGCATCAAGGTGCGGAATGTTGCTTGGGAAACTACGCAAGATTGCCCGCGCTGCGCTTGGGGAGGGGAAGGAATGACCGACATTGTTGAACGGTTGCGGGATAAGTGGCAGCACAATGAAGACGATTGTTATGAAGCTGCCGACGAAATAGAGCGGCTGCGTGAGGCGCTGCGTGAAGTTGTCGATTGGGCAGAAGACTTAGGGCTATACGCTGATGCAGGAACTGTTCTTGCGCCTGTGTTTGTTAAAGCCCGCGCCGCTTTGGAGAAATCGAAATGATATATGTCACAGAAGAGGGTGCTGATTTAAAATGTGGTGTTCACTTTTACCCATGGCGCGATAAATCAAGTTTTGGCTTACGGGTTCGGTTTAAGAAAACATTATACAGAGTTAGATGGAGTAAATTGCGTAAGCGGTTCTTTTGTGATCGCGCCTCGCTTGGTGAAAAAGAATGATCGATACCGACCTAGACCAACTGATTGAATTGTTTTGCAAGCGAAACGCTATTCCAGCACCTTATGACAGTAAAGATGCTGAGAAGGTGCTGGAACGCATGAAGGCGGTTGGTCTGGTTGGTGAGGATGAGATATCAGATTACAAGAAAAGTGTAGAGAAGCCTGCTCCTAGAAATCACTGAAATACTAAATATCATTGTCGATACCAAAGACGTTTGGAGTTAACAATGATATTCAAAGACAACAAATATACGCGAATCTACTACCAACTGATTGATAAGCGTAAAGATGATAAACTCTTAAAAGAAGATGTTTATTGTGAAACCCATCATATCATACCTAAATCTCTGGGAGGAAGTAATGATCCGGACAATCTGGTCAATCTTCTTCCTAGAGAACATTTTTTAGCACACCTTCTATTGACCAAGATGGTCTATAATCAAGAAGATGCCGTCAAAATGAATTGGGCGCTACATAAAATGTGCTATAGTTCTGTCGATTACTTCAACTCCAGAGACTATGAGTGGTATCGCCGCCGACATATTCGCTTTCTGAAAGAGAATCATCATAGCAAAAGGATACCTGGTTGGAACCAAAAAATTCGTGAGTTGGTCACAGCAAATTGGGAAAACAACGACGAACGACGACAGAAAATGTCTCAAAAAATCAAACAATGGCAGCAAGAAAACAGAGAAGAGTTTCTGGAGAATAATCGAAAAAATGCCACACTAGGTGGCCAAGCCGCAAAACTAGTTAGATCCAATCGAATAGAATACAAAGGTAAGGTTTATCTAGGCTGGAAAGAACTGCAAGACTTGACAGGAGTATCTAAATTCTTGTATAATAGATTCTATGCAAAAGGATTTGATCCAGAAGATAGAATTGGTAAAGATGGGCCTGTGCCCCGAGATTATGTTTATAAACCTCTTATTGATAAGGAGAATCAGTGATGGCAAAAGTTGCCCTTATAACTGATACCCACTTTCGGGATTCGGAATGACAATCCAACATTCTATGAATACTTTGCAAAGTCCTTCGCAGACATATTCAAGATCATAGAAGACCAGAATATCAAGCACATCATTCATCTAGGTGACTTGTATGATCGTCGCAAGTATGTTAACTTTCGAACGGCCAAAGTCTGTAGAGAAGTGTTCTTAGATATTGTCGAATCTAAAGGTATCGAAACACATATCATCGCCGGTAACCACGATATCTATTGGCGTGATACGCATGAAGTAAATGCCTTGCGCGAACTTGTTGAAGGTCGCTATCAAAACATTTCTGTCTATGATAAACCACATTTGCTAGATGTTGATGGAACTCTCATTCAACTTCTACCTTGGATAACGGAGTCTAATTACGATGAGTCTATGGAAGCAATCAGGAGAAGTCCAGCCGAAGTCCTCATGGGGCACCTCGAACTCAATGGTTTCGAGATGTTTCGAGGCAGTGTCTCGGACCATGGTATGGATTCTAAACTCTTTGATCGCTACGACTGCGTATTCACTGGGCATTATCATCACAAGTCTTCTACTGGTAATATCCATTATCTTGGCGCTTTCGCTGAGTTTACATGGAGTGATTACAATGATCCGCGAGGCTTTCATGTCTTTGATACGCAAACGCGAGAACTGATCTTTCATCGTAATCCTCACGGCATGTTCAAGATGGTTGCATATGATGATGTGAAGCATACAGATATCATCGAACGTATCAACAAGTCTGACTTTAGTAAGTATGCCGGTTCTTATGTCAAGTTAGTCTGTGTCAATAAAACTAATCCTTATGCATTCGATATGATGTTTGATAAACTCTACAAAGCAGGACCTCTAGACATTTCCATCATTGAAGATATCTCATCCTTCAAAGACAATGAAGAAGATACGGCAATCGATCAAGCAGAAGATACACCGACTATTCTAAGGAAGTACCTGGACGGGTTGACATTACCGGTAGATTCTGATAGAATGAAGACTTTCATGAATGATATCTACATGGAAGCGTTACAAGTGGAGTTTGCCGAATGATGACCGAAGATAGACTTATAGAACTGGGGTTTGAAGCCGGTGTTCTGAACTATCAAGAAATCGGAACAGATCGACACTATTATGTTACCGATGCCGCAGATACAAAAGACTTGATGGACTTTGCCAAACTGATTGCTAAAGAGTGCATGGATAGAGTTTCCAAGTGGGGCACTTTTGTTGTTGAAAATGATATTGTGCATAATTCGAATATAGCAGATGATATCAATGAAGATTTGCGAAAACATTTTGGAATTAAAGAATGACCGAAGAACTCAAAACTGTTCCTGAATTGTTAGACCAATTGGAATTGGCTAAAAAGAGCGTTGAGTCAGTTTCAGATTACATACAAACTGTTTCTGATGTATTTAAAGAACTGCGTGAAGGTTTCGAAAAGATTCACATTGCACTTGGGAAAAGTGAATGATCGTATTCAAGACTATTCGTTGGAAGAATCTACTCTCTACTGGTAATGCCTTTACCGAAATCAAGTTGAACGAGACTGCCAATGCCCTCATCATCGGTGAGAACGGTGCTGGTAAGTCCACGATCCTTGATGCGCTTTGCTTTGCTCTGTTCGGTAAAGCGTTTCGTAAGATCAACAAGCCGTTGCTCGTCAACTCGGTCAACGGTAAGAATTGTGAAGTGCAGATTGAGTTTTCGACCAATGGTAAAGAATACAAGATCATTCGTGGTATCAAGCCTGCTGTCTTTGAAATCTATTGTGATGATGTTCTGCTGAACCAAGACTCTGCGTCGAAGGACTATCAAGAACACCTTGAGAAGTTTATCCTCAAGATGAACTACAAGTCCTTTACTCAGATTGTCATTCTTGGTTCAGCCTCATTTGTTCCTTTCATGCAGTTATCACCTGCTGACCGTCGTAGTGTGATTGAAGACCTGCTTGACATTCAAATCTTTTCGACAATGAATGTCCTTGTTAAGCAGAAGATGGTGGAGAACAAAAGCGCACTTGAACGAAACCGTCTGTCTCTCACTTCTAAAGAAGAACTTAAAACTTTTATTGAACGCAACATTGCAAGTCTGAAAAAGACTAACAGCGATAAGATTGATGCTTTGATATCTCAAAAGGATGATCATGAGAACAAAATTCATACGCTCAAAGCCGAAATCGAAACCCTTGAAAAAAGGTCTAGTGACTTGGTCGAACAAGCCGCAGAAAAAGCAAAAAGCAAAGATCGTCACAAAAAGTATATCGCGCTACAGACCAAAATAGAAACTAATCTATCTCGGTATAAGAAAGACATTGCCTTCTATCACGATCATGATGAGTGCCCAACTTGCCGGCAAGCTATTGATAGTGGTTTTAAGTCTAACATCGTATGTGAAACAGAAACTAAGGTTAAAGAACTTGAAGACGGGCTTGGAGAAATCTCTAAGCAAATTGATGCTTGTATTCTATCAATCGAAGAGATGGATAAGATCGTATTAGAAAACAATAAGATCAATACTGAGATTGCAACTAAGAAGTCTCTTATCAATACATCTATTTCTATTGTCAATGATCTGACGGATGAAATTGAACAAATTCAAAATGCTGATAGAATCCTGATTGATAACCAGAATGATCTAGCTACGGTAACAAAAGAGATTGAAGAACTGTCCGATGAGAAGGCTAAGATTTTAGAAGATAGGCTTTTCATTGAAACCGCGCTAAGCCTTTTGAAAGACGGCGGTATCAAGACAAAGATTATCAAGCAATATCTTCCTATCATCAACAAACTCATTAACAAATATCTTGCTCGTATGGGTTTCTTTGTCAACTTCAATATCAATGAACAGTTTGAAGAAACAATCAAAAGCCGTTATCGTGATGAGTTTTCCTATCAAAACTTCTCAGAAGGTGAGAAGACCCGTATCGATCTTGCACTGCTATTCACTTGGCGTTCGATTGCCAAGATGCGTAACTCAATCAATACCAATCTTCTTGTGCTTGACGAGGTTCTGGATGGTTCGCTAGATAATAATGGTACCGATGAGTTCCTCAAGATTATGTGGGACATGCTAGGCGATACAAATACCTTTGTTATCTCACACAAGACAGATACGATGCTAGATAAGTTTGAAAAGGTCTATAGGTTTCAAAAAATTAAGAATTTTTCTATGTTACAGTCGTAATTTTTGAGTTTTTTCTTATAAATACATATAAGAACTTCTAGAAAGGAGTCTAATATGTCTAGAAAGAAAAGAGAGATTTACGACGATTTACCACCTAGGTCTGATCCTAACTATATGAAAATGTATAGGGAGAAGCATAGAGACAGAATGAATACTTTGACTAAAGAGTGGTATGGTAAAAAGGTAGAAGAAGACCCTGAATACTGGAAGAAAAAATATGATCCTAAAGCGGCTCTAGAATATAGAGAAAAAAATCAAAAATACTATAGAGAACATGCTTGGAAAAAGCAAGGTATAGTAGATTTTACTTATGAGCAATATCTTTCAGAATTGACAAAACAAGATAACAAATGCCTTATATGTGAAGATGTAATGAAAACTCCTCAGGTTGATCATGACCATCAAACTGGTAAATATAGAGGACTCTTATGTAAACCATGTAACTTTGGTTTAGGAACATATGAAAAGTATAAAGATAAGTTTAGGACTTATTTGCAAGAATGATAAAATTTCTCTCGCCTTGATACCTAATCTGTGGTATTATGTTAGATACTCTAAATTCGGAAAACATTATGACAGAAACTATTGAAGAAGTTGAAGTGAAAGATCCTTTGCTTGAAGCACAATGGAATGATTGGCTCTCTAATAATGATCCTTCAACATTTGAATGTCTGACGGATGATCAACTCAAAGAAATTGTTATCAATGATCTGACCAACGTGTCAAAAATGACCGTTGAAGAATACACACTATTCCAAAAGTGGTGTGAAATTCAAGAACGGTATCCTACGCATGAAGTCTCTACACTCTTTGGTGATGAAAAGCAATTAGTGAATATCGAAGATGAGATGTTCATCAAGCAAATCAAAAATAATATTTGGTCACCAAAGTCTGTTGATGATTACCTTGAATTGCAGCCTGAATTGATCTATACGAAAGATGCAGAACTATCTGAAACGTGGAATTGTATTCGCACATTCACTTCCACGATGAAGAACAATTCTAATATCGGTCGCAATCTGAACTATATCGTTGTTGATCGCAAGACTGGTAAATATCTCGGCGTCATGTGTATCTCATCTGACTTCCTTGATCTGACGCCGCGTGATAAGTTTATCGGTTGGGAACGCGAGAAGAAAACTCAAGGTCGCATGATCAACTTTACCGCAATCGGTTCTACGATTGTGCCTTTGCAGCCGCTTGGTTACAATTATGTTGGCGGTAAACTTCTTGCGTTGCTCTGCCTTTCTGATGAAGTGCAACAGCAATGGAAGAAACAGTATGGTGATGTTCTTGTCGGTGTGACAACCACTTCACTCTACGGTAAAAACAAGATGGGCGGTCTGTCTCAGTATGATAATCTGAAACATTGGAAGAAGATGGGTTTTTCATCTGGTTCAGTTTCATATGAAACAACTCGCAGTACCGTAAATGCAATTCGTGATTGGTTGAAGAAGAACTACACAAGAAAGTATTTTGAATGGTATGCTGCTAAGAAGGCTAGCGGTCAGCCTTACAAGCGTGATCATAAGAACCGCTCTTATACATTTGCCTATTCAAAGTTGGACATTCCAAAAGAATTGATTCGCTCTGAGCATCAACGCGGTATCTATTTCTCACCTCTCTACAATAACACCAATGAGTTCCTTCGTGGTGAGATTACAGAAGATCAATTGGTAAAGTCCTTTGATACTTCTTACGAAGCACTTGCCGAATTGTGGAAAACCAAGTATGCTAGTAAAAGAATAAAGTCTCTCAAAGAACAGAACCGTGTCTCGACGGAAACTCTCTTTTATGATGACCTTATATACCTCTCCTGGGAAGAGACCAAAGCTAAATATCTACCACAGGTTGGTCGATAAACCATTGAAAAATATGTGGCTTTTATGCCACACCTGAGCCATGCAGAGGAGGCTGGTCTGGTATGCAAAAACATGCTTGACCACGCCTCCTTTTCGTCTATAATGGTACCATGATTGGTGAGGCATCCATGACGGAACATAATACTCAAAGCAAGTCCATGCTGGCTAAGTTGCTGGCTACTGAAAACATTTCATTTCAACATTCACCGTCCGCTAAGACGGCATATTTTGACGTTAAGAACCGTTTGCTCGTTCTTCCCGTCTGGCGCAATATCTCAAATGACCTTTATGATATGCTGGTCGTCCATGAGGTCGGTCATGCTCTTGATACCAAGGCTGATGACTGGCTCGGCACTATTAATAAAATTTGCAAGAATGTCCACGGTAATGAAAATGACCGTGCGAAAGGTGCTATCAAAGGTTTTCTCAATGTAATCGAGGATGCTCGTATTGATAAACGTCAAAAGCGCCGTTATCCTGGTGCCCGTCGAAACTATATTGTCGGCTATAAAGAATTAATCGAACGTGATTTTTTCGGCACGGCTACTAAAGATATTAATTCAATGTCTTTCATCGACCGCATGAACCTTTACTTCAAAGGTGGTGCTTTGCTCGGCGTTAAGTTTTCAAAAGAAGAAATGCCGTTTATCAAGCGGGCTGAAAATCTTGAAACGTGGGCCGAAGTTGAGGCTCTTACTGAGGAAGTTTATCTTTACTCAAAGCGTAAAGGCGAGAACAATCAAGAGTTGGAATCGGACATTGACTTTGGTGAAGGCGATGATGACTCCGATGATTTTGATTTTGAAATGTCCGATGATGGTGATGATTTCGATTTCGACGATGATGATGCGGATGATTCCGATGGAAACTCTCAAAAAGTAAAAACTTCAAAAGCAAAAGAAACCTCAGCCGAAGGTGATGAGGAATCTGATAATGATGATGGTGACGGCGCTGATGGTCATCAAGGCGAAGGCGACATTAACGAAACGGATTCTGAAAATCAAAAAAACAAAACTGGCAGCGACCGCGCCGGTTCATCCGATAAAGATTTTATTCCTGAGTCCCAAACAGAACGGGCTTGGGAACGCAATCTTGCTAATATCGTAGCCGATGATGATATTAATTATGTCTATGTGGACATTCCCAAAGCTAATCATGATGTAATCGTTCATGATTATAAACGAGTTTTGTCTGAAATTGAAACGTCAATCAAAAGTCACTATAACTATACTGAAGGATGGTATGCCGCTGTAAATGAAAACGTGAACCGTTTCAAAGCGGAAGAAAATGCCACGATTTCTTTCATGGTGAAAGAGTTTGAAGCTCGTAAATCGGCTGATATTTACTCCCGCATTTCTGTAGCCAAAACCGGTGTTATCGATACCAATAAACTACACAGTTACAAGTTTAATGAGGATATCTTCCGCCGCTTGTCGGTTGTTCCTAATGGTAAGAACCATGGCTTCATCATGTTTCTTGACTGGTCTGGTTCAATGAGTTATGGTATGACAAATACCGTAAAACAACTTATGAGCCTGACCATGTTCTGTAAGCGTGTTCAGATTCCGTTTGAAGTCTACACGTTCCGTGATCCAACTTACAAAGATGATCTTCGCGGTGAACTTTGCTTTGATAGGACACCCGGCACTTTTTCTGTCGGCAACTTGCGTATGCGTAACATTCTCTCGTCTCGTATGAATGTTGCGGAACTTAATCGTGCTTACGTTTATTTGTGGGCGCGTTCAATGTGGAACCATATTGATCCTATGAACGGCACGCCGCTTAATCAGGCTATCATTGCGGCTGAAAAACTGGTCAACGATTTCCGCAAAAACAATAAGTTGCAAATCGTCAATACCATTTTCTTGACAGATGGTGAATCTAATCCTATCGAAGGTGTAAATTCTCTCCAATATCAACCTCATAAACCAAAAGGCACTCGCTTTATTCTCCGCGATAATGTGGCGAAAAAAGAATATAATATCAACGGTGATATTCGTGGCGCCTATGGTGAATTGACCAATATTTTGTTGCGTATTCTCAAGGATCGAACCGATACTAACCTGATCGGGTTCTTCCTTAGCACAGATAGCACTCGCTCTGTTATGCGCCGCTATTTCAATCTTGAAATTCATGATAAGATGAACAAATTCTGGAAAGAAAACAAGTTTGTTCCTGTCAAGTCTGAAGGCTATGATGAATATTATGTTATCAATGCCAAGTCTATGGCAGCAACCGAAAATAAACTCACTATCGATCCTACCATGACAAAAACGAAGATCGCTAAGGAGTTTATGAAGTTTACGGAAAACAAGTCAATCAATCGTGTCCTTCTGCGACAATTCATTGACAAAGTTTCCTCAAATAAGGCGAAGGCGGCTTGACATTCCGCCTTTACCATGCTATAATCAATCCATAATCGAAACAGACAACTAGGAAAAGTGACCCATGCCTAAGCTCGTTGACCGTTCGGTGTTCCTCAATGCCGTCAAGTCCTCTTATGGTGATATTGATTCCATCACCCGCCAGCAGGTTCTTGATGTTTGCGCTGAGAACAACCTTGATCTTCCGAATTGGCTTCTTAATGATACTTCTCTACGGATTGCCCGTGGCGTTTATTCGCTGAACGGTCCGTCTTATATTCAAGTTAAGTCCGTGCCTGTCAAGGTCGCTAAGGTCAAGACGGTTGCTAAGCCTCTCGTCCAAACCGTGGAAGTTTCTTCCGCACCTGTTGAAAATCTTGCAGAAGCCGCGATGGCAGCAACGGTATTACAAATGAACCCTCAGGCTCAAGTCAATGAATTTAGCCTTGTGCCTGAAAAGGCTACTGGCTATGTCCCGTTCGGCAACTTTGCTGATGTTCGGTCAATCATCGCATCCAAAAAGTTTTATCCCGTTTATATCACAGGTCTTTCTGGCAACGGCAAGACGATGATGGTCGAACAAGTTTGCGCTCAGGAAAAGCGCGAGTGTGTTCGCGTCAACATTACAATCGAAACTGATGAGGATGATCTGATCGGCGGCTTCCGCCTGCAAGACGGCAAGACCGTCTGGCAGAATGGTCCAATTGTGGTTGCAATGGAGCGTGGCGCCGTTCTTCTCCTTGATGAAGTTGACCTTGGTTCTAATAAACTAATGTGCCTTCAGCCTGTCCTCGAAGGCAAGCCGATCTATCTCAAAAAGATCAACAAGGTCATCACGCCTGCTGCTGGTTTCAATATCATTGCAACGGCTAACACAAAAGGCAAAGGTTCTGATGATGGTCGCTTTATCGGCACCAATGTTATGAACGAAGCCTTCCTTGAGCGTTTCTCGATTACAATGGAACAAGAATATCCTTCCACGAAAATCGAAACTAAGATCATCACTAATGTCCTCAAGGCTTCTGGCATGGAAGACAAAGACTTCGTTGAAAAGTTGGTGACTTGGGCTGATGTGATCCGCAAGTCCTTCTTTGAAGGTGCTGTGTCTGAAATCATTTCGACCCGCCGCCTGGTTCATATCTGCGAAGCCTTCGCTATCTTCAATGATCGTGAAAAGGCTGTTACGCTTTGCTTGAACCGCTTTGATGTGGATACCAAGAATAGCTTTCTTGATCTTTACAAGAAACTGGATGCTACTGTCGATCCGCTTCCTGAAGGCGCTGTCGATCCGGTTGGCAACGCAACGGAAGAAGTTGCGTTCTAATCAAAAAAAGAATTGACATACCTTAAAAGTATGTCATAATGGCTCCATGATGGTTGCTGGTCACTTTCCATCATGGAGCCACTTCTATAAGTGACCGTATATTTTGAAACAAATGGAGCATAAACTAATGTCACAGCTTTCACAGGTTGCTAAGTATCTTCGTCGCAATTCAGATGGTGCCGGTATTACCGTTTCCAAACTCGCTCGTCTCGCCAAGGTTTCTCCTTCGGCAGTCCACAAGCGTGTTTCTGACCTTCGTAATCTCGAAGGCAAGACGATCTACAGCAACTACCGTATGGTGAATGGTCGTCGCACGATGTTCTATCGTATTGCCTCGTAAGTTTTTCATGTGATACTTTTCAAAAGGGATGCTATATACTTGTAGCATCCCTTTTATTATTCACGGAGTGATCATCATGGAACTTTCGATTAACGTCAACGATCTTCGCAAACATAAACTATTTGTTGCAACACCTATGTATGGTGGTAATTGCAATGGTCTTTATATGAAAGCATGTCTCGATTTACAAGGCATGTGTACCCAATATGGTATTGAAATCCGCTTTTCATTCCTCTTCAACGAATCTCTGATTACTAGAGCGCGAAATTATCTTGTAGATGAATTTCTTCGTTCTGGCTATACACATCTTTTGTTTATTGACTCAGATATTCTTTTCAATCCTCAAGATGTTCTTGCGCTTCTTGCTATTGACAAAGATATTATTGGTGGACCTTATCCTAAAAAGTCAATCAACTGGAAGAATGTATTCAAGGGTGCTAAGAATGTTTTAGCCAAACCTGATTTTGATGATAGTAAATTTGATCCAGGTGAACTTGAAGGTTTGACTGGCGATTATGTTTTCAACGCTGTTCCTGGTACAACCTCATTCAGAGTAACCGAACCTCTTGAAGTGATGGAAATTGGCACAGGCTTCATGCTCGTCAAGCGTGCCGTCTTTGATAAATTCAAAGAAGAATATCCTCACTTGAACTATAAGCCTGATCATGCAGGCCAGGCTAACTTTGATGGCTCAAGATACATTCATGCATACTTTGATACCGTGATTGATCCTGATTCTCATCGCTATCTATCAGAAGATTATATGTTCTGTCAGTATTGGCGAGCCATTGGCGGTCAGATTTGGCTTTGCCCATGGATGAGAACTCAGCATGTCGGCACTTACGCATTTACTGGCGATATGAATAAGATCGCCGCATTGACAGGAAATCTCTGATGCTTATTGGTGTTGTCGGATTTGCAGGATCAGGCAAAGGCACCGTAGGAGACATTCTCGTAAAAGATTATGGGTTTGTCAAACTGTCTTTTGCTGATGCAGTCAAAGACGCCGTGGCCACTATCTTCCAGTGGCCACGGCACCTACTTGAAGGTGATACTGATGAAAGCCGAGACTTTAGAGAAACTATCGATTCTTGGTGGAGTGAGCGGTTAGACTTCAATATCACACCTCGCCTCGCTTTGCAGATGATGGGAACAGAAGCAGGTCGAAACACATTTCATCCTGATATATGGATTCATACCGTAGCAAAGCGGCTAGCCAATCATGAGCATGTTGTCATTCCTGATGTTCGCTTCTCAAATGAGGTAAAATTTATTCGAGATTACGGTGGGCATGTTGTCCGTGTTTCGAGAGGTAAAGAGCCGAAGTGGTATGATACAGCACTTAAGGCTAATACTGAAAAGAACACCGATATTATGACAGAAAAATATCCTAATGTTCATTATTCTGAATGGGCATGGATTGGTGAAAACTTTGATTATCATATTCCAAACAACTCGTCCTTAATAATGTTAGAGGCTGATGTTTTTCATATGCTAAAGGTCTTTACAGGACCTACAAATGCTGCTATACTAAACAAAGTCGCGTGAAAACTCTAGGAGTATATTATGAAACTATCTGAAAATACCTTGGCTGTCTTGAAGAACTTTTCTTCGATTAATTCGGGAGTTGTCCTTCAGAAAGGCAATGTTCAGAAAACCATTTCACCAGAACAGACTATTCTGGTTGAAGCTCATCTTGAAGATAACATTCCTGAAACTTTCGGCATCTATGATCTGAACCAGTTTCTCGGCAATGTTACAACTCTAAAGAATCCTGATATGACATTCTCGAATGAGAGTGTTGTCATGGATGATGGTGAGATGCAACTTAACTATTATTCTTGTTCGCCGAGCCTGATCATTTCTCCACCGCAAGGCAAAGACCTTGTGTTGAAGAATGTAGATGTTTCGTTCAACCTTTCTAATACCACACTCAGCAAGATCCTTCGTCTTGCAGCCATGAATAGCTTGTCTCACTTGACTGTCATTGGTAAGAATGGTGAACTTCGTCTTCAAACTCACGAAAAGTCAAACGACACTTCGAACTTTGCATCGACAAAGATTGATGATTATACTGGCAAGGACTTTGCTGTATCGTTCAAGACTGAAAATCTTCGCTTGATTCCTGATAACTATCACGTTGAGATTGCTATCGGTGGCTTTGCTAAGTTTGTCAATGCAACTGGCAAGTTGGTTTACTTCATTGCTTTGGAGACTAAGTGATGGCTAATATCGGTCATAATAATCCTTATGTAAGTGTCGAATCGCTTTCTGATGGTGATAAGAAGCGGCTTCGTGGTGCAATTCAAGAACTGAATGACTCCATGACCCGCGTGGCTGCTGAACGCGATTTGCAGAAAGAAACCATCAACAAGGTATTTGAAGACCTTGGTGTGGATAAGAAACTTGTTCGTCGTATGGCTAAGGTTTACTACAAGGCTAACTACAACGAGGAAGTTGAAGAAAACGAAAACTTCGAAAAGTTTTACACAAAGGTTCTCAAAGATACTGCACCCGTATAATGGCATATGATCCTAAACATCGCCTAGAAAGAATGAAAGAACTCATGAAACCTATTGACAGGCAGATCATGATGTGCGATGATACACAAGACTTGTTTGCTCTAGCATCAGCCATGATGGTTGCGTCTAAACAAATTTTTGTTACGCAACTAGGTAAGAAAGGTGCTAGAGAAGTCTTTCAAAGAGTCCTTGAGGAGATATAATGTCAGATTACTTACGATTAGTTTTTGGTCGTAATCTATAAAAATCTGGATATTTAGGGTTGTCCAATCTTTTGCGAATAGATATACCTGGATATGCTTCTTGTGCAGCCCCTACTGAAGGATATTCAATATTTTCGCAAATGACTGGACAACTATTTTTTTGCCTTATTGAATTGAAGAAGTGTTCAGATTGCTTTTTACCTTTCATTCCATAAGTTGCATATGAAGATTTATCTTTCTTTGAATGATACTCTTTCATAGATTTGATAAATTTGGGTGAGTTAGAAGTATATCCTCCATCACCACCTTCTGTCATGTTATAACGAGGTTTTTGCTCTTGTATGTGATATTTCTCTCGTTCATTAAGATACTCATGATCGACTTCTTCAATGGTTTCAATAATGAAATTTTCTTCTCCATATTTACGCATAGCATTGTATAAGAATGTTTCGCTTCCAGAACGACAATTATAGATATGCTTTTGGTATCTTTCTTCGGCAAGTTTCTTTGTCTTGCCAATATAACAATCATCTGTTACAATATTTCTTATTCTATATATGCAAGGCATAGTATGTTCCTCAGAAGAAAAGTATCGTCCTATTTAGTAAAAGGTGAACCTTTATGAACGGTAATAACCAAGAATTCCTCTGGACAGAGCGATACCGTCCGCACACTGTTGCGGACTGTATTCTTCCTGATCGTATCAAGAAAGTCTTCCAGTCTTATGTTGATACGAAATCTATTCCAAATCTAATGCTAACTGGTAGTGCTGGTGTCGGTAAGACAACGGTTGCTATGGCTATGTGTGAAGAGATTGGTGTCAACCATCTTTTCATTAACTCATCAGAAGAACGTGGCATTGATATGCTACGAACTAAGATCAAGGGTTATGCCTCAACTATCTCATTGACAGGTGGTCGCAAGGTTATCATTCTTGATGAGGCTGATTATCTTACACCAGAAGCACAAGCTGGTTTGCGTGGTGCAATCGAAGAGTTTTCTGAGAATTGCACATTCATCTTTACCTGTAACTTCAAGTCACGATTAATTGATGCGCTTCATTCTCGCTGTTCGGTGATTGATTTCTCTTTGCAGCCTGATGAAAAGCCAAAAATGGCTTTGCAACTATTCAAGAGGCTTGAAAATGTTCTCAAACAAGAAGGTGTCGAATATGATAAAGGCGTTCTTCAACAAGTTGTCGGAAAGTTTTTTCCGGATTATCGTCGCACACTCAATGAACTTCAACGCTATAGCAATGCTGGTTCTCTTGATGCTGGCACTCTCGCTCAGATTTCAGATGTAAGAAAGATTGCTGAACTCGTTGGCTTTCTGAAAGATGGCAACTTTGCAGAGATGCGTAAGTGGGTTGTAGCCAACTCCGATATTGAACCTGCTCGTATCTATCGCAAAGTCTATGATAGCCTGTATGAATACTTCAAAATCGAATCGATTCCACAGGCTGTCGTTATCTTAGCCAAGTATCAGTATCAGTCTGCATTTGTGGCTGATCAAGAAATTAACCTTGTCGCCTGTCTTACAGAGATGATGGTGGATTGCGAGTATGTTTAACAGCATCGACATTAAAGAAGAATGTGAAGTCGTAGCTTGGGTAAAAATGCGCGACATTATCAAGCTACACAATATACCTTTTGGTGTATATGCCATTACTGGACCAGAAGAAAGACTGCCATCTGTGAATATTTGGCCTCATGAGCATATGGGAGTTGTCTATTTTGGTGTAGCCGGTAAATCATATGATGATGTTTACTATGATAGAAAAGATAAAGATAGTAATCGATTCCACAAGTCTGGTAAATTATATCAAAGACTGAGACACCATCGCACCGAACTAGGCACCGATCCTGTTTTGTTTCCTAAACAAACTTCTTATGTCAAGTTTTTTGAAGAATATGGTTTCTCAAAAGACCACCGTGATAATGTAAATGTATGTGTTTTAGTACCTAAAGTAAAACTTGATAATGCTAACGTCCGAGCTTGGTTGATGATGATCGAAAGTCTTTCTATTTACCTCTATTCAAAAAACTTCGGTTATCAACCTTTGATGCAGATTGCACATTCCATAGAGAATGGTGACACATTGATTGATGCAAATACACTAAACCAGAAAAAGATTAAAGAGGTTTCTAATAACAGCTTACTAGAGCATTTCTCATGACAGACCTATTCAAAGACGTAATACCATCTATTCTACAGACCAAGAAGCATGTAGTCACCTCAGAGAACGAGAGTGACTATGTGCCTTTCGTTGTTAATAAGGCTCTATCGTTTCATTATGACTGTGTTATGTGGGCTAATGAGATGAACCTGAGACCTAATACTGACGGACTCCTTCAATTCCACTACCTTATAAATAAGGTGCGGGGTTATCGCCGTCCGTTCCAGAAATGGCAGAAGCGAGAAACCCTAGAAAATCTCGAATTAGTTAAGGAATACTTTAACTACTCAAACGAGAAGGCCAAAGAAGCCCTTAACATTCTATCTGATGACCAAATCATTGAGATAAGAAAAAGATTAAATAAAGGTGGTTTGAATGTTAAATCTAGACGAACTAATAGAGGTGACCCTACGCGAACCTGATGATTTCTTAAAAATCAGGGAAACTCTGTCTCGTATCGGCGTAGCCTCCAAGAAAGACAGAACCCTCTATCAGTCCTGTCATATCCTTCATAAACAGGGTCGCTATTTCGTGATCCACTTTAAGCAGTTATTCCTTTTAGATGGTAAGAAGTCAGACTTCTCAGATGAAGACCGTGCAAGACTAAACACTATCGCCAATCTTCTAGCAGAGTGGAAGTTGCTTACTCTAGTCGATACAAAGAAAAGTGCTGATCCAGTAGCACCTCTTAGCCAAATCAAAATCATCTCGCATAAAGAAAAGAATGACTGGATTCTTGTGACTAAATACAACATAGGCAAGAAGCGCAGGGAAGACTAATGGCACAGTATCGTAAAGACACGAATGTTTACTTGAATCAAGAAAAGACTTTATTTGAGGTTGTCGGTCTTTACGACAGAATCAGCCCGTCTGGTACGGCCACAGATGCTTTTGGAAGACTGAGAGTATCTAACCCACTCACACTATTCGATTCACAGCACCGCTATCAAATAAACGATAAATTCATCACATCAAATACTGGCAGCTCAAACGCCAATACATCTTACATACCCTATCAAAGTGCAGTCGATCTAAACATCGGTACCTCAGCGACCGACTCCGTTCGAACTGAAACAAAGAGAGTATTTGCTTATCAGCCAGGTAAGTCACTGCTGATTATGAATACCTTTGCTATGGCTGAGGCTCAAGCCAATCTTACACAAAGAGTAGGATACTTCAATACAGACAATGGTATTTTTCTTGAGAAAAGCAACAATGATGTGTATATTGTTCTTAGATCAAATTCAACTGGCACAATCACAGAAACAAAAGTAGCACAGTCTAATTGGAACAAAGATGTTTTCGACGGTACAGCAAACAGTTTTGCTGCGGCTGTCGGACACGGCGGTCTAGATACAACAAAGACAAACATTTTTTGGGTTGATGTTGAATGGTTAGGTGTTGGTGATGTAAGATGTGGTTTTGTTGTTGACGGCCTTATGGTGCCTGCGCACATATTCCATAACGATAATCTAAGAACTGTTCCATATATGACAACAGCCTGCTTGCCTATTCGTTATGAAATATTCAACACTGGTGTCACATCAAACAATAGCACACTCAAGCAGATTTGTTCTACGGTTATTTCTGAAGGTGGTTATACTCTCGAAGGTAAGGCACGAAGCATAAGTATTCCTATCACTACACCCAAAGATTTACCAACTGCTGGTACATTTACACCTGTTGTGTCGATCAGGTTAAAAGACTCTTTTAAAGATGCGATTGCTCTTCTGAAAGATGTGGAGTTTTTTGGTGTTACTAACAACACCAGCTATCGCTATAAGATTATCATCGGTGGTACATTGACTGGCGCTTCTTGGGTTTCTTCTGCATCGGATTCTTCTGTAGAATATGACATAACTGCAACTGCCGTTAGCGGTGGTCGTGATGCACAAATAGGTTATGTAAACGTATCTGCTGGTGCTGGTGGTGCAACAGTTAATCTTGGAAGAGAAACTTTGTTTGCATATCAATTAGAAAGAGATCCTTTTGCGGCCAGCAATAACGGAATCATAATCACACTTGCAGCAACAGGTGCCGTAAACGGTAATGATGGTGTTGGTGCAATGACTTGGGAAGAAGTTGTAGGCTAATTTAAATAACATTATGGAGTTATATTATGACTGAATTGAAAATCTTTAAGACGCATCCTGACGTTAACCTTCCTGCATTTGCCACAGACGAGGCTGCATGTTTCGACATTGCAGCTTCTATGCTTGGTAAAGTAACCTACGAAGGATATAATAAAACCAATTCAAAGTTTGAACGCAAGATCGGCTCTGATGGCTCAATCGCTATCATGCCTGGTGACCGTGTTATGGTGCCAACTGGTATGATCTTGGATATTCCAAAAGGCTATTCTGTTCGCCTGCATCCTCGCTCCGGTCTTTCGCTCAAACTTGGTCTTGTCCTTGCTAACTGTGAAGCAGTTATTGACTCTGACTATTTTAATGAATTGTTTTTGCTCATCCACAATACATCTGAAAACAAGATCAATGTTGCTCATGGCGAACGTCTAGCACAGGCTGAACTTGTCGAACAAATCAAGTATAAGATCACTGAAACGAAGACGAAGCCAGAGCAAAGAACTAATCGTGTTGGTGGTCTTGGTTCAACCGGTGTAAAAACTGTAGATGCGGCTATTGAACAGCCTGCAAAGCGTGGTCGTGGTCGTCCTAAAAAGGATGCAGCATAATGTTAAAGACTAATTATCCTGAATATGTGATCACAGAGCAACCAGCATTAGTAAGAGTCGGTAAAATCTGCATCAAGATTGATGAGGATAATAACATTGAGATTGAAGGTCACAATAATCTTAATTTTAATTGCGCTGGTGATTTAAACATCAACGCAAAGAAGATTAATATGCTCGGCGAAGATGATATGGTTCTCGAATCGAAAACTCATATGGTGCATATGGCTCCGCGTATTGATTTGAATCCACACCATGAAAGTATTACATTCGAAGAAAGAATGGAACATTTACAGACTTTGAAGGATCATCACCATGGCTCATAAATTTACTGTTCTTATAGATGATAAAATCTATGACTACGATAAATATGAAGACATACCTATGGAATTTGATAATCTGATTGCGTTTTTTCCAGAGATTCCGCCTGGTCCTCATACTGATGAACAACATGAAGAGATTGAAGGTTGGTTTGATAAATTTGCTGAGTTGATGAAAAGAGAAAAGAAGTGACTATAATTCTTATTCCTAATGAATTACCAGAGGCGCAGACTTTTACATATATCTCAGATTATGTTGAAGTTTATGACTATGATGAAATGGCTATGACCAATACTCTTATTAGCATTGCAAACGTATCCAATATTTCTTATAGTATTAATCAACCTAATGTAACAATCACTGTAAGTAATAATCGTATTTGGTTCAATGGTTATTATACAACTGGTGAATCGACTACTATAAAATACTTCGAACCTCCTTATGGCAATGACATAACAGATACACCTAGCGTTGCGTATGATTTTAATTCTGTTCCACCTAGAAAGTTCATCTATGAAGTTAACCAGCCTGCTCCGACAGGTGTAACTGTGACGCATACATTTACTGTTACACATAATAATTCTAATAGCGGTGCTAATAGTAATCATACAATCAATAGATTTGTCGTTAATAATGTTTATGCAGCCTACAATTTTTTAAGAAACTACCAATACTATACAGGAGAAGTTTGATGCCAGCGGTGACTAGAGTAGGTGATCTTGATCTTCCGCACTGTAGCCCTATGGTAAGAGCTGTTGGCTCAGGTAGTGTTTTTGTTAATGGACGCCCAATATCAATTCAAGGATGTGTCAACACGGTACATCTTATTCCTGCTGGCAAGAAATGTCTACCGCATGTTGGTGCAATCATTGTCGGTAGCACTACAGTAAGAGTGCATGGTCTCGGCGCTGGAAGAATTGGTGATCCTTTGTTCGCCTGCACTTTTGTTGCACAAGGCTCAGGAAATGTTTTTGCGGGCGGTTGACAAATCGCAGTAAAAGTATTATATATAATATGTAAGTCTCGCCTAATGGGAGACAGAGTAACTAACTTGCTTATAAAGGAGTTAAAGCAATGACATTCAACCGTATCCCTCATTTTGACCCATTTTCTTTCCCTAACCTCACCAAACAAATCATCGGTGCAGATGCCGTTCTCAAGAAAATGCAGGAAGTAACAGAAAACTTCCCAAAAATTCCAACATATCCTCCATATAACATTCGTAAAGTCGATGAAACAAAGTATGTAATCGAAATCGCAGTAGCCGGTTTTGGAAGACAAGATATTGAACTCGAACTTGCAGATGGTGTATTGACAGTAAAAGGTAATATTGAAACAACCGACGATGATGAAAACTTCATCTTCAAAGGTATTGCTGATCGTGCCTTCACTCGCTCATTCACCTTAGCCGATTCAGTTGTAGTCAAGAACGCAGACCTCATCAATGGTATGCTCAAGGTCTGGCTAGAACGCTTCATTCCAGAAGAAAAGATGCCACGCAAGATTGATATTAATGTAGGTGAAACCGTAAATACGGAATCTAAAAAGACTTTACTCAACGAAACAGAAAGTAAGTAATATGTCTTTTTTTAAGCGTCTAAAAGCCCGCTGCCGTCGCAAGATGGCAGCAAGAGCCACTATGGCAGAACTTAACCAATTGAATGAAAGAGGTCTTAACGATCTTGGTATTTCAAGAGGAGATATTCCGTTCATAGCAAAGAAAAGTGCAAAGAAGCAATTTCCGCTTCCTAAGAAATAAAAAAGAGGGAGAGCAATCTCCCTCTTGCCTTATCCACGGTTTGATATATAATAGTAAGATTATGGAGTTTCGTGATGAAGGTAATCGTGGCAGGCTCTCGCTCAATTGAGAGCCTAGGTGTCGTGAAGAAAGCTATTGAAGATAGTGGTTTTGATATTACCGAGATTGTTTCTGGTAGAGCCAAGGGTGTAGATAAACTTGGTGAACATTATGCTCTAGTGAAAAGTATTCCAACTAAACTTTTTCCTGCTGATTGGGACAAACACGGCAAAGCCGCTGGCCCTATGCGTAATCGTGAGATGGCAGATTATGCTGATGCTGCTGTTATCATTTGGGACGGTGTTTCTAAAGGCACTAAACATATGATCTATGAAATGAATAAGCGTGGCAAGAAGTGTCATATCTATATGCATCTCTCCTCTGAATTTGTGAAAGAACTGTTTGATGAGTAAAGTTGCTGTTATCACACCGACAATTGGTTCTGATAAATTACTTGATGCCGTTGAAAGCGTCAAGAATCAAACTTATGAAGATATAAAGCATCTGGTAGTTATTGATGGACCTGATTACTTTAACAAAGCAATTAGATTTGTTCAAGCCTCAAATAAATTACAAGTTACAGTTTCTCCTGAAAATACTGGCGGCGCAGGTTTCTATGGTCATCGTATCTACGCAGCATATCCTCATTTGCTTTCCTCAGATTACATTTTCTTTCTTGATGAAGACAATTGGTATCAGCCTGATCATGTAGAAACATTGGTCAAGACCATTGAGGAAAAATCTCTAGACTTTGCTTATTCACTTCGTTCTATTCATAATCCTGATAAATCTTTCGCAATTGATGATAACTGTGAAGCACTTGGCAAGTGGCCAATCTATTTCACCAATGAACAACCAGAAAAGCATTATCTTGTCGATACATCTTCATATGCTTTTCGTCGTGAGTTTCTAATTCAAGTAAGTCAACTCTGGCACTCTGGTTGGGGTGGTGATCGTCGTTTCTTCAATCTTATCAGAGAGCAAACTAAACATGACACTAGCGGTAAGAGAACGCTTTGCTACAGACTAGATGGTAATCCAGGTTCTGTATCCGCAGACTTCTTCTTAAAAGGTAACGAATATTATAACAACTTCTATAAGGGTGATTATCCATGGCTAAAGATTTGATTATTGGCGGCGCCTCAAACTACACATGGGATGACTTGAAATACTGGGTCAACTCAATCAAGAAAAGCGGTTTTGACGGTGACGTTGCTATTGTTGGCACCAATATGTCAAAAGAAACAATTGAAAAGCTAACACAAGAAGGTGTGTTACTATCTCTATATGGTAAAATGCAAGATGATGGTAGTGTCGTTGCACATAATAACGGTGCGCCGCATGTTGAACGCTTTTTCTATATGTGGAACTATCTCAACTCTCTTGATCCTAAGCAATACACCCATCTCATTACTACAGATACCCGCGATGTAGTATTTCAAACTAATCCAACAGATTGGCTCTATGATAATTGCATGGGTTCATTCCTCGTCTGTTCATCGGAAGGTCTGAGATACAAGAATGAACCTTGGGGTAATAAGAACTTGCACGATACATTTGGTCCTTACTTTCATAATATTCTCAAAGAAAAGATGATATATAATGTTGGTACCATTGCCGGTAACTTTGAGTTTGTTCGTGATTTGATGTTGATGATCTTTCAAATGAGTGTGAATAGACCTATTCCTATTGTTGATCAGGCTGTATTCAACTTTCTGATCAATTTCCAACCATATAACATGGACACACTCTTCACAAACAACAGTGATAACTGGGCTATTCAGTTAGGCACTACAGTTGAAGCAGTCAAGGCTGGTCGTGGTGATCTTGGCGTTATTTTCAATGATGATCCTTCTCGATATGAAGCACTCTATGAAGATAATCAACCCGTGATCAATGAAGATGGTACGGTTACAAGTATGAATGAAAATAAGAAATATGTTATCGTTCATCAATATGATCGCGTACCTCATCTCAAAACAAAAATTGAAGAACTTTACGGAGATTGATAATGATTGGTGATCCAGAATTTTTTGAAATTGATCAATTGAGGGCTATGGGAATGTGGCCTTCTACCACTATGATTTCTAGAGGCATTATTCCTTATGTTAATAGAATGAGGAAAGACAAAGTAAAGATTACCATTGTTGGTGATTTGAAAGGTGATTCTACCGTAGACCTTATAGATAATTGCCCTAAGATTGCTCGCGTTTTCGTTATCAATAATTATGGTGAAGATGAGAAGTCGCAAAATTATAAGAAAGTATTTGAAGCGAATATTAAAAATATCAAAGACAAAATCAGATTCAAATCCGATAGAGAAAGTGATATTGTCTGCATAGATCAAAGTGCTTGCACTTCCGATAATCTTAAGCTATACTATGATCTTGTAAAGAGTGGTGGTATCTTTTGTGGTAACGGGCACGAATATGTTCCTGTGAAAGAAGAATTGAGTAAGTTTCGTAGAGAAGTGAGAATTGGAACACCAATTCAGGTTTCAAATAGAGCCGTTTGGTTTTGGTATAAGAGGTAACTATGACAAAGAAAACAGCACTTGTTCTAGGCGCTGGCGGTTTCATTGGCAACCACATGGTCAAGAGACTTAAAGCGGAAGGATATTGGGTTCGCGGTGTCGACCTTAAATATCCTGAATATGATAAGACTGAGGCGGATCATTTTGTAATCCGTGATCTTCGTGATCAACGCGATGTTGAGCAACTTGTTGGATATGCAGGTTGCAATCGTAATCCATATGAAATTTTTGCTATGCAATTTGATAAACCATTTGATGAGATTTATCAATTCGCTGCTGATATGGGTGGTGCTGGTTATATCTTCACCGGTGAACACGATGCTGATGTGATGCACAACTCAGCCATGATTAATCTAAATTTGCTTGATGCATTAGTTAAGCACAATGATGAGCATTATCCAAAAGTTTTCTATTCATCATCAGCATGTATGTATCCTGAACACAATCAACTTGATCCAAATAACCCAAACTGTGCAGAAGACAGTGCTTACCCTGCTAACCCGGATAGTGAATATGGATGGGAAAAATTATTCAGTGAAAGACTTTATCTTGCCTATAATCGCAATTATGGTATTCCTGTTCGCATTGCTAGATTCCATAATATCTACGGTCCTCTAGGCACATGGCAAGGCGGTAAAGAAAAGGCGCCCGCAGCCATTTGTCGCAAAGTCATTACAAGTGATGATAAGATTGAGATTTGGGGTGATGGTAATCAAACAAGATCATTCTTGTATATTGATGAGTGTATTGAAGGTGTTCGCCGTTTGATGGAATCTGACTTCATGGGACCTGTGAATATCGGTTCTGATGAAATGGTTACGATCAATAGACTTGTCGATATGGCTTGTGATATTGGTGGTAAACAATTAGAAAAGGTTTATATCGATGGTCCTACAGGCGTGAGAGGTCGTAACTCAGATAATAGACTGATTGGAGAAAAGTTGAATTGGAGACCTTCATATCCACTTTTCTTAGGTATGCAAAAGACTTATGAATGGATTGAAAAAAGAGTAAATCTTAGTAATGAATAAAGAAATTAGATTGATGAAATGGACTGTGAAGTTGCCATCAAGCCACTTCACAGGCTTTCTTATGATTAATCATCCGCCAGCCGAAGGTAACTACATCTCTGGTTGGGGAAAACCTGTTGCCGTTAGAGATGATAAGATGCTCACAGAACTATGTGAATATTTTATCGAAAGAACAAAGAAAGAAGACCTAAAAAGCGATTCGATTATTTGGGACTCTATTGTTCCAGGTCATGAAGATGTAGTTAAGTTTTTATTGAGAAAAGACCTAGATAATCTACACAATTACATGAGTGGTATGTTTAGACAGCCTATCACAAACGGAACGGCACAAGGTGATCGATACTACGGTCTTCTTACCAGAAATGAAGATGATATTCAGCAGCATGTAGCCTTTGCTATCTATGATAAGTTGCTATCTTTGATGGAAGCAACCGGTCTTATTCCTCTATTTTCACCTGAGGAATTTTCTAAGAAGAATGACTTTTTGCGTTTCTATGCAATCTCAGTCGATAAGTATATTGAGATGCTAGAATACAATAATGACAACTGCGATCTTTCTGCACCAAAGTATCAAGGTTATCATTTTGGTCTACAATCAGAAAAACATGGGCTTTATAGTGATAGAGATATTATGTCTCTTGGTGTTGCTATTCGTATTGCAGAAAGATATTGGGATCGTAAAAATATCGCAATAACTGAAATTGGTGCTGGTGTTGGTCACTTAGCATACTATCTTTACAAACTAGGATTTAAGAATCTCACTCTTGTAGAAATCCCTACTGTTGCGATCTCAACAAAATATTTCCTCAATACTAACTTAGACAACCATGGCATAAAAGTCATCTCACCAGAAGAATTTACAGGTAAGGCTGATCTGGTTGTCAATGTTGATGGTCTGACAGAATATAATTTGCAAGTGGCTAAAGACTATGTGGAGAAGATAAGTAAGAATAGCAAACACTTCTTGTCTATCAATAGAGAGATTGATCCTTTCAAGGTTTGTGATATTACTCCTATGAACCGAGTAACCAGAGTTCCTTTCTGGTTCAGAAGAGGTTATGTTGAAGAAGAATTTATAAGAAGGTAATCATTATGAAAGTTTTGAGACTAGGCTTCACAGATACATTTGGTGCTATCGAAAACTTTTTTACCAATATTTTGTCAGAAAGATTTAATGTCATTCGTGATGATGTAAATCCTGACTACCTTATCTTTGGTGATAAGAACTTTGGTGAAAACAACAAAACATATCTTGGTAAGAACAATATAAGAATTTTCTATACAGGTGAGAATGAAAGACCTTGGAGTTATCCTTGCCACTTTTCAATTTCATTCGATCATATGGATCTAGATAATCGCAATTATAGATTACCTTTGTGGGTCATCTATGATTATGATAATCACAATAGAGATGTTCCTAATACAAGCAACATCAATCGCCAACCATCCGATCTAAATGAAAAGAAAGAAGGTTTCTGTTCATTCGTTGTCAAAAATCCTAATTGTGAAATGCGTAACAAATGGTTTCACAAATTGAGTTTATATAAACCTGTTGCTTCTGGTGGCCCTCTGTTCAATAACATTGGTCATATTCTTCCTCGTGGTGATCAGGCTGTAGAAGCTAAATTTAAGTTTCTTAATTCATATAAATTCAATCTTTGCTTTGAGAACTCATCGTGGCCTGGTTATGTAACAGAAAAGCTCTACGATGCTCTGTGTGCTAAGACTATTCCAATCTATTGGGGTTCACCTTCTGTAGAAACAGACTTCAATCCAAAAGCCTTTCTAAATTGGCATGACTATCAGGATGATGATGCTTTCTTTGAAGCTATCAAACGCATTGATGAAAATCCTGATCTCTATGAAGAAATGTATATGCAACCAATGTTCGTAGATTATCAACGTGCTAATAAGTTTATGGACAAAGATCGTTTTCTAACTTGGTTTGAAAAAAATGTTTATAAAGGCGTGATTAATAATGTTTAAAGCTCTCATCATTACACCAACCGGCTGTCCAATGTTCTTTGATGATGATTATGACAAAGACAATCATTGGCGCTTCAATAAGCCAAATCGCACGTTCGAAGTTTGTGTTATTGGCTTCAAAGATGATTATGTACCAGAAGAAGGATCATATGATTACTTTTTTCACTATCCTGTTCGTCATAAATGGAAACAATTGCCTGAACTCTGCGATTTTTTAGCAACTAAAGGAGTCAAGTGGTGGGATTATGACTATATCGGTTATTGGGATGATGATTACTGCACCGATATTCAGTCCGTTGAGATTGCATTGATGTTAGCCCGTGGTTATGATATGCGATTGTTTCAACAATCTTTGACTTCATGGACAGTTTATCCTTGCTTGGAACAAAATAAAGATTGGGTATTTGCAGAAACGAACTTTACCGAAATGGGTGTTCCATTTTATCGTGCAGACATTTTCAAAAAAGTCTTGACATTACTCACTGATTATGTGTATAATGAGTCTGAATGGGGAATTGACAAGATTATGTGTCATTATCTTGGACAGACTGCTTTTGTTATACATGAAACTTCCATCAAGCACATGCGCCGTGAAAGTTGGTATGATAAGACCAATGCTTTTTCAGAAATGGAATACTTGATGAAAGAATGGTTTCCAAAGTATATGAAAGAGAAGTTTAATAGAACATATATATATGAAGACCGGCAAGAGACTTTGCGGGCTTATGTGAAACAGAATGATAAAGGTGAATAATAATGGCTAAACGTGTTCTCATTACCGGTGGCGCAGGCTTCATCGGTCATCACATCGTAGACCTCTTTCTTGAAAAGACAGATTGGGAAATTATTTCTCTAGATCGTCTTGACTATTCAGGTAATCTCAATAGACTCGATAATGTGGTTCGCAAATATCCTGCGGAAACAAGAAAGCGCGTCAAGATTGTATGGCATGATTTGAAGGCTGAGATTCAAGACCTTACCGCAAATATGATTGGTGATGTTAATATCATTCTTCACCTTGCTGCTGCATCGCACGTTGATCGTTCTATTTCTCACCCAATGGAGTTTTTGATGGACAACACGGTTGGCACCGTGAATGTCCTCAACTTCGCTCGTAAGTTGAAGAACCTTGAGCGTATGATTTATTTCTCCACAGATGAAATCTTTGGTATTGCACCAAATGGTGTTGCATATGCTGAACGTGATCGTTACAATTCAACCAACCCATATTCAGCATCGAAGGCTGCTGCTGAGGAGTTTTGTGTTGCCTACGAAAACACTTACAAGTTACCCATCTTTATCACCCATACAATGAATGTCTTCGGTGAACGTCAGCATCCAGAGAAATTTATTCCCATGTCTATTCGTAAGATTAGAGATGGTGAAACAATTCATATTCACTCCGATCCTTCGAAGACCATTCCAGGTTCTCGCTTCTACGTTCACGCAAAAGATGTTGCTGATGCAATGTATTTCTTGTTGCATCTCAATGACGAACAGATGAAGAAAGTTTATACACCTGATTATGGTGGTGCAAAGTGTCCGAAATTCAATGTTGTCGGCAAAGAAGAAATCAACAATCTACAGATGGTGCAAATCATTGCTGATGCACAGAACAAAGAATTGAAATATGAAATGGTAGACTTCCACACTTCACGACCTGGCCATGATCTTCGTTATGCCTTGTCTGGAGACTTCATGCGTGACCTCGGTTGGGAACCTCGTCACAGCCTGCAAGATCGTATCAAAGAAGTTGTTGAATGGTCTCTTGCAAACCCAGAATGGATTGAAGTAGAATGAGTGTATCTTTTTTGAGAGAATGTTTCGATAATGCAAAACACCCATCTGATAAGTGGGAGCCATACTTCGAAGTCTATGAAAGGCATCTTCGTCGCTGGAGAGGAACAGAACTCAACATTGTAGAAGTTGGCGTTCAAAAAGGTGGTTCTCTTGATATGTGGGGATCATTCTTTGGTGAAGGTGCAAAGATCACAGGTATCGATGTTGATCCTGAATGTGCTAAACTCACCTATGATAATCCAAATGTAAAAGTTCTCATTGGTGATCAAGGTGATCCTGCTTTTTGGGATAGTTTCTTAGCAGGCAATCCTAAGATCGATGTTTTCATTGACGATGGTGGTCACTATATGGATCAACAAATCCTCACGTTTGAAAAAATCTTTCCTGTCATGCCTGTTGGCAGTATCTTCATTTGTGAAGATTGTCATACGAGTTATATGGCACATAATGGTGGCGGTTTGAACCGTAAAGGAACTTTCATCGAATATGCAAAACAGTATGTTGATGTTCTTCATTGGGATTGGAAAGAAAACTATAACACTGATCTAGATAGATTGAATAAGATCGGTAAAGACTTGACTGGCGTATTCTTTTATGATAGTATGGTCGTGTTTGAAAAGTTTGGCAAAAGGAAGATGCAGCGTGTCGCACCAAAACTCTGATGTAACAGAACTTAAGCAATGTGTAGCCTGCGGTTCTCACAAGCTGAAACTTGTCCTTAACTTGGGTAAGCAGCCTCTTGCTAACTCATTCAAACTAAACAAGGATGATGTTCAAGCAGAATATCCTTTGGCTATCAATCATTGTGAAGAATGTTATCATGTGCAGTTGACACATTCTGTCAATCCTAAACTTATGTTTGAGGACTATCTTTATGTGTCTGGCACAGCCAAGACAATGCACAAGCATTTTGAAGATTTTGCTGCAATGACAGATAAATTTGTTGGTGATGTTCCCAACAAAACTGTCTTTGACATTGGTTGCAATGATGGCACTCAGTTAGATTATTTCAAGAAGATCGGCTATAGAACATTTGGTGTTGATCCAGCAAAGAACCTTGTTGAGACCTCTTCAAAAGATCACCTTGTTTTCTGCGACTGGTTCAATGAAGATTTTGCAAGAGAATTACAGAAGGCGGGTATTCATATTGATGTTATGACAGCACAGAATGTCTTTGCTCACGGTCCTGATCCGCTTGGTTTTCTCAGAGCAGCTAGAATGTTGATGAATGATGATACAACACTCTACATTCAAACTTCTCAGGCTCATATGATTAAGAACAATGAGTTTGATACAATCTATCATGAGCATATCTCGTTCTTCAATACATTGTCAATGAAGACACTTTGCGAACGTGCTGGTCTGCATTTGTTCAATGTGGAGTTTATGCCTATTCATGGCACAAGTTATATCTTTTGCATCAGCAAAACTCCTCGTGAAGGTAATGTTTTGAGTGTTCTACAACATGAAGCTGTTGACGGTCTTTATGAGCCTGATACCTATGTCAAATATGCGGCTCGTTGTAATGAAATTGTAAAAGAACTTGTTGATGAAGTTTCACAATATACTCGCAGTGATATTGGTTGGCTTGCTATTGGTTATGGTGCACCAGCAAAAGGTATGACGCTGCTCAATTATTCTGGTCTTAAACTGGACTTCATCATTGATGACAATCCTCTTAAGCAAGGACGATTTACACCAGGTTCTAGTATTCCAATTTATCCTGCAACCAAACTTGATGAATATGATTCGACATTGGTCTTTGTGCCTCTCGCATGGAACTTCTTCGATGAAATTGTCACCAAGATCAAGGCACGCCGTAACAATCAATATGATCGTTTCATCACATATTTCCCTAAAGTAGAAACTCGTTCGTGAAAAAAGTCTTATATTATCATATCTTTTTGAATGACTATGGAACGTGGAGCCATATCTTCATGGAGCAATTCAAACTCCTTGAAGATGTTGGCTTGTTACATGATTTCGATGATGTAAAAGTCACTGCTATTGCTAATGATAAAAGACATATCGAAAACTTCATTAGTCTTCTAGCCACATTTCGCAATATTGAACTTTCAGTCTATATGAATGAACCTGAGGCTGAGAATGTTATGATGAGAAAGATGTGGAAAGATAGCCAGACGGACAATTTCAGTATGTTATATTTACACTCTAAAGGCATAACATCTGTTGAAAATCATTTGCAAACTGGTAATGGTCATACTTTCAAGAACTATTATTATTGGCGTCAGTTTTTAAATTGGGGTGTCATTGAAAAGTGGAAAGAATGTGTTGAGGCGTTAGATACATATGATGTGGCTGGTGTAAATTACTTTGATGAACCAGCTCCACATTTTAGCGGAAACTTTTGGTGGGCTAACTCATCTTATATCAAGACTTTACCTGATCCATCGACTAAAGAATGGTGGTATCAATTGAAGTCAGAGACAAATGACAGTTGGCTCAAATCGGCACCAGATCGTTTCAGAGATGAAATGTGGACTCTTTCAAACAAAGATCGTAAAGTATTTTCAGTCAAAAACTTAGACAGAGTAATCAATCTATCAGCACAGTTAATTAGAAGAAATGAATACACCTAAATCTCCATGTAAAGAAATTTGTGATTATGATCCTGTTATTCAACATTGTCAATCGTGCGGTCGAACCCTTCAAGAGATAGAAGAATGGTTCGCAGCAACCAAAGATCGTAAAGTCGAAATCATCAAGACAGCCAAACAAAGGTTGAAGAAATGAAAAAGTTTGTGGTAACCGGTGCGAGTGGTTATATTGGCTCGCATATGTGCTATGAATTGCGTAAAGCCTATCCTGATTGTTTCATCATCGCCATCGATAAGCATAGAAAACATAAACTCGACCATCTTTATGATGTATTTGATTTGAGAGATATTTCAAAGACAAATGCAAATCTCTTTGAGTTTCACAAAGGTATCGATTGCATCTTTCACTTTGCTGCACTCGCAGTTGTTCCTGAGAGTGAAGAAAAGCCTTACACATATTATCGCAATAATGTTTTGAGCACCGTCAAGATGATGGATGAGGCTATCCATTATGGTGTCAAGAACTTTGTTTTCTCTAGCACTTGTGCGGTGTATGGCACACCAAAGAGTTTGCCTATTAGTGAAAGTGAAAAGAAGAAGCCTGAGAGTGTTTATGCAGCAAGTAAAAGCATTGCAGAAGATATTCTTCTCGCTGCTGAAAAAGAACATGGTGTTCGTGTTTCTTTGCTGAGATACTTCAATGCAGCAGGTAGAAGTGTTGAAGCCAATCTATATGAAGAACATGAACCAGAAACACACTTGATTCCTAATTTAATCAAACACAATAAAGTTACTGTGTATGGCAACACTTATGATACACCAGATGGTACCGCCGTTCGTGATTATATTCATGTGATCGATCTTTGCCGAGCCCATATCAAAGCATATGAATACATGGAAAAGAATGATAAAGGAATAGTATGTAATCTAGGAACAGGTCAAGGTCACTCTGTTATGGAAGTTATTGACAAGGTAGAAGTAACTCAAGGAAAGTCACTTTTGATTGAGTTTAAGCCTAGACGGAATGGTGATCTTCCAATCTTGTATTCCGATACGACTAAGATGAGAAATGACTTGCAATTCCTACCTGAGCATGATATAGTATCTATTATAGAGTCAATGAGGAACTAGATCATGCCATATGTGTCCGCAGATGTTTATGTTGATCTTGATGATTTAGATGATGATGACCTGATAGATGAACTTGAAAAACGTGGTTTCGTTGTTTTAGATAAAGGACAGAAAAAAGAAATTCATACATTAGATGATGGAATGGAAGAAGTCATCTGGCGCTTTCGGCGTGGCTATATACTGGATGCAATGATCTTGCTGGAAAGACTTTATCCAGATTTGTATGGTATGACTAAATTAGTTAGGAGTTAAAAATGGAAGTTTTAATTGTATTGATCGCATTAGCCGCAGTTGGTTTTGCTGCCTATTGGATGCTCAACATCAGAGAAGGTCAGAATATCTTCGACCTCAACAAAGATGGCCAGGTCAGTAAGGCTGATGCTGAGGTTGTTGTCGAAAAGGCTAAGAAGAATGTTCGCAAGGCTGTTAATAAGACAGCGAACAAAGTTGCCGATAAGACAAAGGCGCCTGCTAAGACTAAGACAGCGGCTAAGCCTAAGTCAAAGACTAAGTAATCAATCGCGGGGTTGGTATAGATAGATGTGCGCTAGCCTTCCAAGCTAGATAGGACCAGAGCGTTACTGGCACCCCGCTCCACTATAACTGAGACAGGAGAATAACCATGCGTCTCGTAACTACATTAGCTGCAATTACATTATTTGTAATACCGACTATCGCAGAAGCACAGCAGCAACGAGGTCGACAAGGCGGTGGTTATTCTCCTCCTTCTCGTAATTATGTTCAGCGAAATTATAGACCTAATAATAACTACTACAGAAATAGTGGAAATTATTATCGCAACAATGGCAATAGATATGTCCAGAATAACTATTATGGTGGCCGTGGTTATGGCGGCGGCTGGAATAATGGTGGTGCTATCGCCGCAGGTGTCGGGCTTGGTTTACTTGGCGGCCTTATCGGTGGTGCTTTGATCAATCAGCCTGCTTATGCAGCGCCGGTTATTCAACAGCAATGTTTCCGTCAAGTGCTTGGTTATGATGCTGCCACAGGTCAGACAATTTCGCAAGTCGTTTGTAATTAATTTTTCATAAAAGGTGAACTATGCATCATGCGAGAGTGGTTGCTGTTACGCAACCGATTGAAAGTGTTACTGGCTGTAAGTCAGCCGATGAACTTATTGCCTATGTAGCCCGCGTTTCTAATCCTTCAAATCAAAACAATACTGAGACCGCACCAAAGTTGTTGCGGTATTTGGCTAAACATAAACATTGGTCACCATTTGAAATGGTTTCTGTGTGTATGGAAATTGAAACGACACGCGACATTGCTCGTCAGATTTTACGGCATCGTTCGTTCTCGTTTCAAGAGTTTAGCCAGCGTTATGCCGATCCTACAAAAGACCTCGGTTTTGAACGCCGCGCGGCTCGTTTGCAAGATACAAAGAACCGTCAAAACTCAATTCAATTAGACACTGCTAACAATCTTGAACATCGTGAGTTATATAAAGATTGGGAAGATGCACAGATTGATGTAACAATTGCTTCACGAAAAGCCTACGAATGGGCAATCAATAATGGTATTGCAAAAGAACAGGCCCGTGCTGTTCTGCCAGAAGGTCTTACTATTTCGCGTATGTATATGACTGGTTCTGTCCGTTCATGGATTCACTATTGTCAATTGCGTTGTGGTGTTGAAACTCAACACGAACATCGTGAAGTTGCATATTCCGCTTGGTATGCTTTGACTGCACAATTTCCATCTTTGAGAGATACTTTAGAAATAGGAATTGTATGATGCGTATTCGTAAAAAGCCTATTGAAGTTGAAGGTGAACAAATTGATGATTACAATATCAAATATCTTTCCTCATGGTGTGGAGGTATTGTAAAGTTCCGCGAAGATAATCTCACACCTTACATTATGATACCGACGCTAGAAGGTTCTATGCGAGCCGAAAAAGGCGATTGGATCATCAAGGGTGTGAATGGTGAGTTTTATCCTTGCAAAGATAGTATCTTCAAGAAAACCTACGATGTTATCACAGGTGAAAAAGCTGGTGATGATAAAATCATGGTTGATGGAATCGTTGAGCATGAAGACGGTTCTGCAACCGTGACGTTTGAACTTAGTGATGAGATGGTCAAGACTTTTGCTAAGATTGGTCTTGAGGCGGTTTTGTTAGAAAGTGTAGAAAACTTTTCTAAGGAACAGAAGAATGAAAGTTGATATTGGTCCTTATCCTGGTCGTGCGACGGTCTTACCACTCTTATACTGGTATCAAAAGAAGAAGTATAAGAAGCCTTACTATATGATTAAGTCAAGTGAGGTGACAAACTTTGATAAAAAGTTAGAAAGTTTCTTTGATGTAATTCAAGATATTATTGATGCGACAATCAATAAGTATTACTTTTACAAGAAGAAACAGAAGATCAAGGTTCGCATTGATCGCTATGATACATGGAGCATGGATTATACTCTAGCTCATATCATTCATCCTATGCTTCTTCAACTAAAAGAAACGAAGCACGGTTCACCTTTTGTTGAAGATAAGGATGTTCCAAAGCATTTACGCTCGACTGCTGCACCACCAAAAAAAGATGAATGGGACACAGATGAGTTTCATGAGGCTCGTTGGGAATGGGTTCTTGATGAAATGATCTGGGCTTTTGAGTGTATGCTTGATGAAGACTGGGATAGCCAGTTTCATTCAGGTGAGTTTGATTATACATGGGTCGAAGCCGGTGAATATGATGGTGAAAAGACCTATCAGATGAAAAACGGTCCAAACCATACTCATGTGTTTGATAAAAAAGCATATGATAAGGCTTGGAAGAGGCGTAATCATGCAATGATGCTATTTGGCAAATACTATCACGCTCTGTGGGATTAATCATGGCAACCTGTAAAACTTGTGGTGCGAAATTCAAAAACCTCTTCGGTAAAGAATATGAACAATCACATCGTTGTTCAGCCACAATCTTTGATTTTGGTGGTCAAACCTATCTTGTAGGACATTATGGTTCAGTCATCGCAGATGGAGAATTATATAATGTCTTGACAGATAACTATAAACGTGGTATGATATGTGATAATTGCATCCAAAAAGGATTAGATGCAGGCGACTTTGAACTTGAAAGTCAAAACAATTATTTTGGTATTGGATTTTGAAAGGAAAAACTATGCGTGGTTCTGAATACGGCCTTAACATTCTCGAAACTCAACTTCGTCAGCGTGAGTTTGACGGAAAGTGGGAGAGATTGGCTAAGATTGTGGACTATGATAGCAAGTATACCTACAACACGGAATCAGGTTCTCGCGTGACCTTGATCCCTGAAAAGTGGGTTACGATTGGTGTGTATGATTATCTTTTGGAGATTGTTGACTAATGGCACTAAATGTAAAACTTCACCGTCTCATCGATGGCATTGAAATGCTCGGTGATACCACAGAAACAGATACGCATATTACGGTAAAGAATCCTGTCCGCGTTGCTATCATTCCATCTAAAACTGATCCTAAAACTCCTACGGTTGGCTTCGCACCTTGGGCGGAGTTTTCCGAAGAAAAAGAGTTTACAATTCATAAGGCTCATGTTATAGTTACAATGACGCCGGTAAAAGAGTTTGTAAATCAATACAACACTATGTTCGGCGGAATCATCGCACCCACAAACAAGCTAATTGTACCGTAATGAAAGATTTCTACACTAATGTTGTAGTATATGGTTCTAGAATTTTGTATCGCGGCGTCCATAACGGGCGCCGCGTTCGCAATAAAGTGGACTATCATCCTACTCTTTTCGTTCCTTCAAACAAACCGACGGAGTTTAAGACTGTCACAGGTGAATACTTGGCTGAGATGAAGCCAGGTAATATCCGTGATTGTCGTGATTTCGTAAAGCAGTATGAAGGCGTTGATGGCTTCAAGATTTATGGCAATCAGAAGTATGAATATGTTTTTATCTCTGACAATCATCCGCATGAAGTTGATTGGGACTTAGACTTCATCAACGTCTGCAACATCGATATTGAGGTCGGTTCAGAGAATGGTTTCCCTGAGCCTAATGATGCGCGTGAACCTATCACAGCCATTACCATGAAGATGGGTAGTGGTAAATTTATCGTGCTTGGTTGCGGCGACTTCAATAACGTCCGTGATGATGTTCGCTATATCAAGTGCCGTGATGAAATTGATTTGATCAAGCGGTTCATTGATGAGTGGGAAGGTGATTATCCAGATATTATCACTGGCTGGAACGTGAAGCTGTTCGACGTTCCTTATCTTGTCAATCGTATTCGCAACTTGCTCGGCGAGGACACTGCAAAGCGTCTCTCGCCTTGGGGTGTTTTGAATGAACGTGAGGTTAACTTTGGGCCTGGTCGCCAATTCAAAACATATAACATTCTCGGTATTTCTAATCTAGATTATATCGATCTGTATCAGCGATATGCTCCTGAAGGCAAGTCGCAAGAATCCTATAAACTTGATAACATTGCCCATGTTGAATTGGGTGAGCGTAAGTTGTCGTATGAAGAATATGGCAATCTACATTCACTCTATCGTGATAACTATCAATTGTTCATTGAGTATAACATCAAGGACGTGGAACTCATTGAACGCCTAGATGATAAATTGAAACTGATTGAACTCGCTCTCACTCTAGCCTATGATAGTAAGACAAACTATGATGATGTGTTCGCACAAGTTAGAATGTGGGATGCACTAATCTATAATCATTTGCGTGAACAAAACCTTGTCATTCCACCTATCACACAGAATAGGAAAGATGCCGCATATGTTGGTGCATATGTGAAAGATCCGATTATCGGTATGCATAAGTGGGTTGCATCGTTTGACTTAAACTCTCTATATCCGCATTTGATTATGCAGTATAACATTTCACCTGAGATGTTTATTGATCCAAGTAATTGGCCTACTGAGTTACACCGTATTCGTGGTGTATCTGTGGATTCTTTGCTTGATCAAGAAATCGATACAAGTGGTCTCAAAGAACTTGGTGTTACGCTCACACCTAATGGTCATTTCTTCCGCGCAGATAAGCAAGGCTTTCTGCCTGAAATGATGGAGACAATGTATAATGATCGCACTAAGTATAAGAGCAAAGCAATCGAGGCTAAGAAAGAACTAGAAAAAGAAACTGACAAAGCTAAACGATTTGAGATTGAAAAACGAATTGCTCGTTATAACAATCTACAGTTGGCTAAGAAAGTTTGTTTGAACTCAGCTTACGGTGCGCTAGGCAATGAATATTTTCGCTTCTTCGATATTCGACAGGCGACAGCAATCACCACATCTGGTCAGTTGTCGATCCGTTGGATTGAAAAGAAGATGAATGAATATATGAACAAGATCCTTAAAACTGAAGGTGAAGATTATGTTATTGCAAGTGATACGGATTCGATTTATCTGTCTATGGGTCGATTGGTCAACGCGACTATTGTTGACCAGAATCCATCTGCTGGAACAGCAGAAGTTATCGCCTTCATGGACAAAATCTGTGAAGCTAAAATTCAGCCATTTATTGACAAGTCTTATGCTGAACTTGCTCGATATGTTAATGCCTTCCAACAAAAAATGATGATGAAGCGTGAGGCTCTTGCTGATAAAGGTATCTGGACAGCTAAGAAGCGTTACATTCTCAACGTGCATAACAATGAAGGCGTGCAGTATGCAAAGCCAAAGTTGAAGGTGATGGGTCTTGAAATGATCAAGTCATCCACACCATCGGCTTGTAAAGAAAAGTTGTGGCACGCCATTGATCTTATCTTCAACAAAGATGAAGATTCCGTCATTCAATTCATCGATGATTTCAGACAGGAGTTTAAGACACTTAATCCTGCTGACATTGCCTTTCCTCGTGGCGTGAATGGTCTCACGAAGTATAAAGGCACAGGCAATGCAATCTATGGTGACAAGACACCAATTCATGTTCGTGGTTCTCTTGTCTATAATCACCTGTTGCAGAAGCACAAGTTGACCAAGAAGTATGAGTTGATCAAAGAAGGTGAGAAGATCAAATTTATCTATCTCAAAGAACCAAACACAATTCAGAGCAACATCATTTCATTCCCGAATATGATTCCGCCTGAATTTGAAATTGCTAAGTTCATCGACTATGATACACAATATGAAAAGTCTTTTGTTGAGCCTTTGAAGATTGTCTTGGATAGCATTGGCTGGAAGACAGAGCATGTATCAAGTCTAGCGGCTTTCTTTAGCTAAATAGCTGCATGAACATTCTAGTCTTTCTAACTGGCATCGCAATATCGATGGTCGCCGCTTTCTATTCGATTGTCGGCTTGACCACGATATTTGCTGGTGCATTTTGGCCTATCGTTATCATGGGTTCTGTGTTAGAAGTAGGCAAACTTGTAGCCACATCATGGCTCTACAATAATTGGTCGGTTGCACCAAGGTTTATCAAATACTACTTGACTGTGGCTGTTACCGTTCTCATGCTAATCACCAGCATGGGTATATTTGGTTTCCTTTCAAAAGCACACATAGAACAAACTCTGTCACTAAACACAGGCGTCACCGAGCAGATACAGGTCGTTGATAGCCAGATAAAGTTTATTGAAGATTCTATATACGATATAGATAAACAGGTAGCACAGATTGATAGTGCTATCGATAAGATGACTGAGAGAAACCAAGCACAGTCATCACTAAGAGCCGCAGACCAGCAACGTAAGACGAGAACGGAACTTGTCAATCGTAAACAAGAAGAAATCAAAAAGCTATCTCTGCTAAAGACAGAAAAGATCAAGTTTGAATCTGAGTTTAAGAAGATCGAAGCCGAAGTTGGTCCAATCAAGTATGTGGCTGAGATAATTTATGGCGGTTCTGATAAAGAAGTGGTTGACAAAGCCATCCGATTTGTTATAATACTTCTTATATTCGTTTTTGATCCTTTGGCTATTCTATTGTTATTAGCCTACAATGTATCAAAAAATCGTGATAGTGTTCCTGAGTTTTTAGATATGAGCGAGGTGACGAGTGACGGACTTCAAAGTCAACACAATCGAAGCGGAGAAAAGGCCGTGGGGATTGTGGGAAGTAATCGAAAAAGGAAAAGGTTACAAAGTAAAGAAACTGACGATTGAACCTAATCAAGCCATTAGTTTACAATGGCACGAACATCGTTCTGAAACATGGTGTATTGTAGGTGGAGAAGGCATCGTCAAGTTGGGTGAAAAAACATTTGAGGTCAAAGCAGGTGACACCTTTGTAGTTCCAGTAGGAAGATTACATAAAGTTACTGCACATGAAACAGGTCTTGTAGCAATCGAAGTTCAACTCGGTGAGATTACCGAAGAATCCGATATTAAAAGACCGCCACAATAAGGAGAAACTTATGGCTGATATTTTTTCAAGTCTCCTCAAGGAGACAGGTAATGAGTATGCAGGTATTGTAGATGATGGTGTGGAAGCTGGTGACGTTACTGGTTTCATCGGCACCGGCAGTTACAGTCTCAATGCACTACTTTCAGGTTCCATCTATGGTGGGCTTCCTGCAAACAAAGTCACCGCACTCGCTGGTGAACCTTCAACTGGTAAGACATTCTATGCAATCAACATTTGTCGCCAGTTCCTTCAAGACAATCCAAACGGTTTTATTTTCTACTTCGAATCTGAGTCGGCTATCTCTAAGCAGATGCTTGCAGATCGTGGTGTAGATACAAAGCGTGTTGCGATTGTTCCTGTTGCAACCATTCAGGAGTTTCGCACACAGGCTGTAAAGATCCTCGACAAGTATATTGATCAAAAGGGTGACAAGCCGCCGATGGTTTTTGTCCTCGACTCTCTCGGCAATCTTTCAACAGAGAAAGAAATGGCTGACATTGCTGATGGTAAAGACACACGCGACATGACCCGCGCACAACTTATTCGCGGCGCTTTCCGTGTTCTGACACTGAAACTCGGTAAGGCTAAGGTGCCATTGATTGTTACGAACCACATCTATGATGTTGTCGGTGCTTATGTGCCAACAAAGAAGATGGGTGGTGGTTCTGGTCTTGAATATGCCGCATCGACAATTATCTTCCTCTCAAAGAAGAAAGATAAGATGCTTGATGATGATAGCGGCCGCACAGGTACCGTTGTCACTGCACATTCAAAGAAGGCTCGCTTGACCATCGAAGATAAGAAGATTGAAACTTGGCTAAATTACCAGACAGGTCTTGATCCATATTATGGTTTGCTTGACATTGCCGAGAAGTATGGCATCTTCAAGAAAGTCTCAACTCGATATGAATTACCTGATGGTTCAAAGGCTTTCGAGTCACAGATTGTCAAGAACCCTGAGAAATTCTTCACTCAGGATATCTTAGATCAAATTGATGAGGCTTGCAAGAAAGAGTTCTTATATGGTGGTGCAGCCGATACCGTAGATGAAGATGTTGAGGAGGAAGACAATGATTGATGAAAGTTTACTTTTACAAGTTCAATATACTTGGGTAATTGATATTCTGAGACGAATGGAAGGTGTTATGGTTTCTGAAAGCACAGACGAAGAAAAACTACAGCAACTCCAATACCTGATTAAACAAGCCTTGAAAGCGGAGGCAAACAATGATTGAAAATGGTGATTTCCGCTTTAGAGATGATTTGATTAAAGATCAAAATACTGAAACTGTTCCTATTGAAATCTTGACAGGACCGTATAAAGGTGTTATACTTCGTTATACTAAGGTTGGTGTTTCAGAGTTAGAAGACGGTACCGCCAAGCTACAATTCCAATATGATTTGTTAGAGATGGGTGACAACTCAGAAACGAAACTTCGTTCTGATACTCGTTTTGAAACTCATGCAGGATTGTTACTGAACCACCTTATTCTTGAATCGATAGAAGGACAGGCAGATGCAAATCGAGAAGACTATCTTGAAGAACCTGATGAAGAACGAACCGTTCATGCGGAAAGTTCTTCCGTTTCTAAAGGATGAGTATTTCACGGTTGAAGAGGATAGAGTCCTTTTTCGTGAGATCAAGGACTTCATTCTAAAATATAACAATCTGCCGACACCTGATGCATTGACATTGGAGATTGATAGTCTCCGTAATGTCAAAGAAGATCAAGTAAAGTCGATTGTTAAAACAATTGAAGAACTGCATCAAGATTCCATTGATACGAATGTTGATTGGCTTTCTGAGAAGACTGAGAAGTTTTGTCAAGAAAAAGCTATCTATCATGCAATCATGTCATCAATAGAAATCATGAATGATAAGGGTGGCGCTCTCACAAAGGGTGCCATCCCTCAATTGCTTTCTGATGCACTAGCCGTATCTTTTGATCCGAATGTTGGTCATGATTATCTTGAAGACTTCGATGATCGTTATGAATACTATCATCGCGTTCAAGAAAAGATTCCATTTGATCTAGACTTCTTCAACAAGATCACCAAAAACGGTTTGCCTAAGAAAACTCTGAATGTGGCTCTTGCTGGCACTGGTGTCGGTAAGTCCTTGTTCATGTGTCATGTGGCTGCTGCATGTCTCAATCAAGGCAAAAATGTTCTGTATATCACCCTTGAATTGGCCGAAGAAGAAGTTGCAAAGCGTATCGATGCTAATCTCATGAATGTTTCTTTTGAAGACCTCATGTCTTTGTCAAAAGAAATGTATGAGAAGAAAGCCATGTCAGTAAAATCAAGAACCGATGGCAAACTTATCATCAAAGAATACCCCACTGCTGGCGCATCGACAATTCATTTCAAGGCTTTGTTGAATGAATTGAATTTGAAGAAGTCTTTCAAGCCAGATATTATCTTTGTTGACTATCTCAATATCTGTATGTCATCTCGCGTGAAGCCAGGTGGTAGTGTCAACTCATACACATACATCAAGTCTATTGCAGAAGAACTTCGTGGCTTGGCTGTTGAGTATGAAATTCCTCTCGTCTCTGCAACACAAACGACAAGAAGTGGTTATTCTAACTCCGATGTTGATTTGACCGATACTTCTGAATCCTTTGGCTTGCCTGCAACGGCTGACTTCATGTTTGCCTTGATCAGCACCGAAGAACTTGAACAACTCGGTCAACTCATGGTCAAACAGTTGAAGAACCGTTATAATGATCCCACAATGAACAAGAGGTTTGTGATTGGTATTGATAGAGCAAAGATGAAACTATTCGATGTTGAAAACTCGGCTCAAATCGATATTATCGATAGCGGTCAGTCTGCACAAGTTACGACTAATCAATCTTCAAACAAAGACAAATTCAAAAAGTTAAAGGTGGTATGATGAACTATCAAGTGGTTACCATTCAAGATGATCAGGACTTTTTCTGGGCTGTGGCTGAAAACCAGACAGAACAGATTGTTGATGCCTTTGTCTTTCAAGAAGACGCAGAAGATTATGCAAGATTCCTTGAAAAAGGCGGCGGCTTCGCTGGCTTTACTCCATCCTTTATGCTCAGAACCATCAAGGTTCCTGAGAGCCTGGACGATAGTTTTATGCGTGAATTTGACGTTACGGAATAGACCTTACGTTAGGTAAACCTAGTAAAATCAAGCACTTAGCTATGCATGGAGGTCTGGTCAGGTATGCAAAAATATGCTTGACCAGCCCTCCAGTTGTGTTATTATAGAGCATAATCGGTTGAAAGGTGCTCTATGACCGTCTTCGTTGTGACCAGATACTTCTTATATGAAAATGCAGAAGTGGTCGGCGTTTTCCGCACTCGTGGATCTGCTGAGGCTTATGTAGCACGTTCACAAAAAGAATATGGTTACTGCCAATATGATGTGATCGAACAAGAGATGGAAGGTTAATAGAATGTCCCGTAAAGATTTTGAAATCCTCGCACAAGAAATTCGCAACCTGCTTGATCCTAATCAGCGCCTCAATGCGGCGGCCGCGGTCGCTTCGGCTTGCGCTCGTATCAATCCGCGCTTTGATGTGCGTAAGTTTTATCAGGCTTGCGGAGTCGTGAAGTGAGTTCCTCTGATATTTTTCTGGTCATGTCACCGTTCTTTGCTATCGTCACAATCATGATGATCGGCTTCGGTGTAACACACTATATGGATGTGAAAAATGGAAACGACTAAGATTGTCTATAACCGTTGCTACGGCGGCTTTGGCCTTTCTCACGCTGCACTCAGGCGATATGCGGAACTTGCTGGCTATAGTTTTGAAATCAAGAAGTCCGAAATTGCCGGTGAATACTATGAAATGAAAGACAAGAGCGGCGAAGATGTTTTTGAGTCCGATATTCGTCGTGATGATCGGTTCTTGGTTCAAGTTGTCGAAGAGTTGGGTAAAGAGGCTGATACAAGATTTTCGGCGTTGGTTATTGCTGAATTGCCGAAAGGCACTCGCTACTATATCGATGAATACGATGGACTCGAAACTATTGTGACGGAAGCCGATATGTCTTGGGAAGTGGCGTAAGGAGTCTATTATGGGTCTTGATATGTATCTGGAAGCTCGGCGTCAGCTCTGGTCTTTCAATGAAGATGATGTAAAGAAATCTAATCTCGTTGCATCGGTTTTTCCTGAGATACGAGATTTTGCTAAGCCGACCGAGGTTCGCGCTGAATTGATGTATTGGCGAAAGGCTAATGCAATTCATAAGTGGTTCGTGGATAATGTGCAAGACGGTAAAGATGATTGTCAGCAATCGTCCGTGCAGAAAGAGGACTTACAACACCTGTATAATATCATTGAAGAAGTCTTGAAAGAAAATAATAACGAGACTGCTATGGCTTTACTGCCGCCTCAAACTGGATTCTTCTTTGGCTCAGGTGATGTTGATGAGTGGTATTGGGAAAATCTAAAGACCACGAAAGAAGAATTGAAAAAAATTCTAGCGGCTAATCTTGATGGCTGGGATATATACTATCAGGCCAGTTGGTAACAAAGTTTGGCTGCGTAGCTCAACTGGACAGAAAGATAGGTTCATTTTATATAAGTAGTGATATGCGAACGTAGCCGAGGGGAGCTTCTACCTCCCTAATCGTAACTGGAGCTGAAAATGGGGGTTCGACTCCCTCCGTTCGCGCCAACTACTAAGGAATATAAGATGAAAAAAACGCTGTGTATAAAATGTAACGGTTATTTTTCTAATCGCGGCGGAAATTATAATAGACATTTCATATCTTGCGATGGTTCATACGATTCTAATCATATAAAAGGTAAATGTAAGTATTGTCAAGAAATTTTTGATTTGTCCGATAAACCATCAGGATGGATGGCTAACCATTCAAGATGGTGTTCATTGAATCCTAAGAGAGATGAATATGTCAATAATGCTAGACATATTAGTATTGATGCTATGAACACGCCGGAAGCAAGAAAAAAAGCAAGTGAAAAAATAAAGAAAGCGCACAACGAAGGCAAATATAAACATATCAAATATGATAGTTTCTTAGGTAAAAAACATTCTGAAAAGACTAAACAAGTAATGAGTGAAAAAGCCCGCTTGTCTAAGCATAGGAGATTACAGAGAAACATTATAGTATATAATGGTATAATGTTAGATTCGACCTGGGAACTTGAACTTGCAAAAAGATTGGACGACCTTCAAATAACATGGACAAGACCTGACCCGATACAATGGATAGATAAAAAAGGCTTATATCATAATTATTTCCCAGATTTTTTCTTGCCAGAATACAACCTCTATCTGGATCCAAAAAATCCAGCTGCTATAAAAGCACAAAAAGAAAAGATTGATTGTCTATTGACTCAATACAATAACATTGTTATAATACCTACATTAGAAGAATGTAAAAACTACACAATCTAGAAGATCACTTTTATGTTTTTTACGGTTTATAAAATTACAAATAACATAAACGGTAAGTATTATATTGGTAAACATCAAACAAAAGATTTGAATGATGATTACATGGGTTCTGGTAAACTCTTAAAAAGAGCCTTTGCAAAATACGGTGTCGAAAACTTCACAAAAGAAATACTCCATGTTTTCGAAACTGAAACTGAAATGAATATGAAAGAAAAAGAACTTGTTATAATTTCAGAAGAAACGTATAATCTTAATGAAGGTGGTAGTGGAGGTTTCAGCTTCATTAACCGCAACGGTATGAATAATAAAGATCGCACACCAGAATCTCATAAGAAAAGAATAAAGAAACTTTCTGAATATAGAAAAAAGAAATGTCAGGAAGATGATGAAAAGACCTTTATGAGAAAACTTTCTGAAAAAGGTCACGAAACTCTAAGACAAAAATATCCTTTGGGTATATGGAAAGGTAAAAAACATACCGTAGAAACCATAGAAAAGATGAAAGCCTCATCGCTAGGTAAACAGTCCGGTGAAAAAAATAGTCAATATGGCACTTGCTGGATGAATGACGGTAAAGAGAATAAAAAGGTCATGAAGTCTGATCTTGACAAATGGCTACAATTAGGTTATACTAAAGGAAGAATTTCGCCCGTGTATTCCAATCGGCAGAGAAGGGAGACTTAAAATCTCTACAGTGTCAGTTCGAGTCTGACCACGGGCACCAAATCACAAGGTGAAAAATGAAAAAGACAATTATTGGTTTAGTATTAGCATTATCGACTACACTAGCACACGCACAGGATAAAACTGTAACAGGAGCAGGCGCGACATTTCCATATCCAGTTTATGCAAAGTGGGCAGATGCCTATCGTAAAGAAACTGGCATCACAGTCAATTATCAATCTGTAGGAAGTGGTGCAGGCATTAAGCAAATTCAGGCTAAGACCGTTACATTCGGCGCAACAGATATGCCTTTAACACAGACTCAGTTGGATAAAGATGGCTTACACCAGTTTCCAATGGTGATCGGTGGCAACGTGGTTGTTTTCAATCTTGATGGTATCAAGTCTAATCAATTAGTTTTGACTGGTGATGTTGTTGCAGACATTTACCTTGGTAAGATTACAAAGTGGAATGATAAGCGTATCACAGATTTGAACCCTAATGTAAATCTGCCTAATCAAACTATTCTTGTAGTAAGACGAAGTGACGGCAGCGGAACCACCTACTTGTTTACCAAGTATTTGTCCTCTGTAAGTCAAGAATGGAATACTAAGATTGGTGCTGCTGCGGCTATTGAATGGCCAGTTGGCATCGGTGCAAAAGGTAACGAAGGCGTAGCAGGAAATGTCAAGCAAACAAAGTTTTCTATCGGCTATGTTGAGTATGCATTTGCCAAACAGAACCAAATCGCTTATACTTCATTGAAAGTTGTTGACAAGGTGATTGTAGCAGGCAAAGAAAGTTTTCAGAAAGACTGGCCTATTGCTGCACCGACATACATTCTGATGCATAAGAATCCTACTAACAAAGAACAGGCTAAGTTGGCTCTTGACTTTTTCAAGTGGGCTTATGAAAAAGGTGACACAATGGCAGATGAGTTAGATTATGTTCCTCTTTCGAGTGAAGAAAAGGCTAAGAATATCGAAGGCTGGAAAGTAATCAACTAAAGAATATCGGGCGAGTAGCTTAAAGGTGAAGCCGGCCGCTCATAACGGTCTGAGTGTAGGTTCGAGTCCTACCTCGCCCACCACTTGACATTCCTAAGTGATTGTGCTATTATACAGGACAATCGAAACTGAGGTGAGAAAATGAAACAGCAATGGATCGTTGAAGAATTGGACAACGATAGCAAGATGTCCGTTTATCGTGAAACCTTTGAGAATTATGATGCAGCCGTGGATGCATATAATAATCGTAAGACTGTTGCTGTGCTAAATACTGTGTCGCTTTTCAAGGCTGACAATCAGAGAACACTCTTAGAAGAAAGGACTGAAAAGTTTTTTCTGAAAGGATAATTCACGGTGGTAATACGCATGAAGAAGCTCGACTTGACAAATGAGCAAATCTTTGATAAAGTAGAAAAGCATGACTTGGTAATTTGTCACCTCAAACACGCAGATGGAAATATGACACCTTTCTTGGTCGATATTAATCATGAGCGTTATGAAGCACCTGAAGGCTACATAGAATACGATAAGAAAAATTATAGACGTTTCTTCAACATCTAAGAGTTTTGGCAGAGTTCATGTGAGAAACTGCCTTGACTTGCACGGTTCAGGTCCTGTGCTTGTGACTGTCGCTTCGGCTGACGCTTTAGACCAGATATACTCATGGCTGCTCGGGGGTTATGAGAAGAATTAAATCCTTAGGCGGATTCGCCGCGGATAGCCCGAGCCAATTTGAGTTAGAGGGATTGTAGGTAGACCTGTAACGTATGCCGATGTAGGTAAGTGACTGGGTTGTAACCTTCATTGTAATTGACGAACACTAGGCTATCATACCGATCCACCGAGATCGTGACAACAGGCAAAGGTGGCGGGTACCACCAATGCAGGATGGGAAACCCCCTAGTGTTCTTCTGTTATAATTATTGCAGAGTAGAGAAGTAGTTATCTCACTTGGCTCATAACCAAGGAATCGCAGGTGCAAATCCTGCCTCTGCAACCAATTTCGGGGCGTAGCACAGCCTGGTAGTGCGCTCGGTTTGGGTCCGAGAGGTCGTGAGTTCGAATCCCACCGCCCCGACCAATTACCCAACCCACATTGGGGCATCGTCTAAAGGTAGGACAGCGGATTTTGATTCCGTCAATCGTGGTTCGAATCCATGTGCCCCAGCCAAACGATATAAATAGTCTTGTGTCGGTCGGGGAAGATGGTAATCCGCAGGTCTCCAAAACCTTGAGAACTAGGTTCGATTCCTAGGACCTTCGCCAGTTTGCCGTCTTAGTGTTGTAGGTCAGCACACAAGTTTGTGGCACTTGTAGAGTTGGTTCGAATCCGACAGACGGTACCAATTAGGAGAGCATAATGGGCACATGCCATGTGCTTATGCACGAAAAACTAATAGAAAAAGTCTCAGAACCACCTTATGTTGTAATTATAAAGATCATAAGCAAGGTTGATTATGGTGAAGATGGTCTCTATAATGTCTTATTGGAGACAGATGTTCTATCGGATGGCTATCACGGCCAGCAAGAAATGATCTTGACCAGCGAGTCGGTAGAATTTCGTAGAGAGACAGATACCTAATCGTTAAAGCCACTTGTAGCCTAAATAATAGGTATTCAAGAAAGGCATAGCCATGCGTAATTTGTTAATCGCATCCGCCTGTTTATTACCAACCCTGGCTTTCTCACAAGAAACTCCGGCTAAAAATGATACTTTGTGTCTCCCATTACCTCAGATGATGGAGATGATCACAGGCGTAGGTTTCGTTCCAGTATTCAAGACAAACAATGGTAAGACAGCCACACTTGTTCTCATTCAAGGCGAGAAGAAGGCGATGGCTGTTATTGTATTTGATTCAACCGCTAAAGCACCAGAGCAAAGTGTAGCCTGCCTAGCCACAATGCAAGAAAACCTTCAAATGAACGATAAAGCATTTGAAGAAATCATGCGTAAGTTGGTAGGAGTCAGAGCATGACACAAGCTATGTTAATCTGGTGGTTGTTCTTCTGCCTACAAGTTTTTGGTGCTGTTGTTGGTTATCACTTCGGTGTATTTGATATGATCATCGCGGCGGATCCAACATACATCTCTCTTTTCATTCTATTGGTTCACGCTGTTACAATATTGATCATAGGTTATTACACCTATAAAAAAGACCTATCAAATATTGATCCATTATGGTTCGTTTCTGAAACACAGCTAGGCCTAGGTATGGTCGGCACTCTCGTCGGTTTCATCATTATGTTTAGTGGTGCTTTCTCAGGCGTTATTAGTGCGGAAAATATCAAGACGATCATCACTTCAATTGCTTTAGGTGTCGGCACTGCAATTTGGACAACTCTCGTTGGTCTCTCATCAGGTCTGATCATCAAAGCCTTGCTCGTCAATCTAGAAAAGACAAATGAACCGAACTAGATTTGGCACAACATTATCATTCATAGATTTTGCATTTAACTTGATCATTGCTTTGATCGCGCTGTTCATTCTCAGCATTATCATGCTTAACCCACCTAGACAAGAATCCAATACAAAGAAAGAAGCGAAGTATCTAATTGTCATGAAGTGGCAAGATGGATCAAATCATGATGTTGATTTATGGATTCAATATGGTGAGAGAGCAATTGGTTTCCCTATGCGTCAGTCTAGTAACATTGCACTAGAACGCGACGATCTAGGTCCTGATGACACAGCACAAATGTTGCATTTCACACCGATCAATGAAGAAATAATTGCAATTAGAGCATTTCAAGAAGGCTGGTATACTGTAGCCGCACACTGGTATCGTAAGCGTGATGAAGGTCCTATTCCTATTGTTCAATGGGCAATCATTGCCGTCTATGACAATAATAAGATTGTAGATCGTGGTCAGGTTATCTTTTCAAGCCAAGGGCAAGAGATCACTCTTGTTCGCTTTTTCATGAAAGCCGAAGGTGAGATTAATTTCTTTGATTCAAAAACTCAATATCCGTTCTTGATGGGTGTAAGATGATTACTCTTTACTATCTGTTACTCATACTCATAACTGTGCCTACTTTAATCGCACTTATTATAGTGGCAAGAACACCAAAATACAGAAAGTATTTGTTTGTTGCCATTCCTGTGGTTTTGTTTATACTATTTAAACTGATCTATATGGTTGATGCTATCAAAGCGCAACCTAAGAACACTCTACCTGCGGATTACTTTTTCTTACACAGTGTAGAGATTCCGCAAAAGGTAATCTTTCTCTGGATCATTGAAAAAGATAAAGATACACCTTACACAGTCATGATACCTTGGACACAGAAAGATTCCAAAGCAACACAAGATGCAAAGAAAGCTGTATCAGAAGGTAAAGCAATTGCAGGAAAAAGAAAGTCAAAAGAACAATCACCCGATGACGAGACTGGCGACCTGATGTTGTATCAGTTTCAAATAAAAGACCTCTACAAAAAGTAGTCCTCCACCCAACCTAAATAATAAACATTATTTCTCAATCCAGCCATTCAGGCTGGATATCTTCAACCGATGCTTTTATGGAGTTGCATCTGGGCTGCGCGAAGCCCACAAAGAAAGGATACTAATATGTTTAAGATTTTCACCGTTGCCGCGGCAACACTATTGCTTGCGGCCTGCAATACCATTGCGGATGCAGGTGCAGGTAAGAAAGAGGTTATGGTAGCTTCGTGGTATATGCACGGAACTAGAACAGCGAACGGCGAAAAATTTAATCCTGACGGAATGACAGTAGCACACAAGACACTTCCTTTTCATACAAAATTACGCTTGACACATGGCGACAAATCTGTTATAGTAAGAGTTAATGATAGGGGACCATTCATCAAAGGACGACATATCGACCTTTCTCGTGGAGTAGCAAGGCAGTTAGGATGCCTTTCTAGCGGAATATGTAAAGTTGAAGCAGAAAGATTATATGATGACGGAAAACCAACCAGACAATCTGGTCGAGAATTGTGATTATGATACCAAACTAGCCGTCACGGCTTGGGTATTCAAGAACATAGTAGAACATGCTAAAGAAGGTGGTTCTTACCGTTATCTAATCTATGATCGGCTAGGATTTGATCTTGATGCATATGTGCCACTATTCGAAGCAGGTGGCATGGAAATATCGAATGAGTTTGACATTGAGCGAATAAATGATATAATGGCTATAGTAAGAGAACATAAGTTGGACGTTCTAAAAAGCGTTCTAAATATGTGTGACGAACCTGGTTGCTTTGATAATGCTGGCTGTGGCTTTCCCACCGAAAACGGTTATCGCCGCACTTGCTATGATCACAGTGACTTCAAGAAACAAAAGGAGAATAAAGAATGATTAAGACAATTAAGTTGGCTGCTCTTGGCCTTTTTGCTGCGACCGCTGTTCAAGCTGCTGATCTTCCTAAGCGCACACCTCCGCTTCCGCCAATCCCAGATCGCGTTGCATTAGAACCTCAGTTCTATGCTGGTGCATTTGTTGGCGGCGTTGCAACCGATTTTTCATCATGGTCTGGTGATGCCCGTATCGGTGCTGTTGCTGGCTGGCAGCCTTTCAAGTATGCCCGTGTCGAAGGCGTCTATGAGTATGGCTGGAACGGCGACAATGCTCGTCATTCCAACTCTCTCGTAGCCAATGCAATTGGTCAGTATCCAATTGGTAACTTCACTCCTTATGCTCTCGTTGGCACCGGCTATCGCTGGTCAACCAACAACGAAGCAATCTGGAACGTAGGTGCTGGTGTTCGCTACTCGATCACTCGCAATATCGAAACCGATCTTCGCTATCGTTACGTTGCAGATTATAACGTAAATAATCATCAGAATGTAATCACAATCGGCTTGAATTACCGCTTCTGATGAATTTTTCCCGATAGCTCAGTTGGTAGAGCAAACGACTGTTAATCGTTCGGTCCTAGGTTCGAGTCCTAGTCGGGGAGCCAATCTTGCTGGAATCAAGTAAAACTTACCCTGGTCGGAGTGATAATATGGGTTGGTCGCCATAAATAGACCCGCGAGGCACCACGGTTAGTGCCTCACTTCTTTCTTCACCCTTGAGGTTCATTATGAAAGTCAATGTAACAGGTAGTAAGAATGAAAAAATAACAAAAAAAGAAATTTATTGTGCTGCAAAATTTTATGGCAGCCTTTTGATGAGTAAGAGACTATTAAAAAATTTGGTAGTTTCTATTAACTGTGGAAACACAGGATCATATCATGGCTTCATCGAATTTTTAGATGATAATCACAGACCAAAAGAATTTCTAATCTCTGTAAGAAAAGACTTGCCAAAGCGCAAATTATTGATTACACTAGCACATGAAATGGTTCATGTAAAGCAGTATGCAAAAGGTGAGTTGAAATATCTCTATAAAGGTGGCATAGATAAGTGGCAAGGTAAAGTTGTCGGTCGTAAGACGCACTATTTTGACAAACCTTGGGAAATAGATGCGTTCGGTCGAGAATTAGGTTTATATGAACGCTATATAGAATACAAGAAGAAAAACAAAATTAAGTTTTGAGTAGAGCATCGAAGTTTACTAAATAGGTCTACCAAGGAGTAGACCGATGCCTATTGTTTTAGAATATAACTGTCTAAACTGCGGAATCTTTTGCAGACGCTCAAATACTGCTGGTAAGTATTGTTCTAATAAGTGCCAGCATGAACACCAGATGCTTACTAAAGTTAAGACGAATACCGCTTCTTCTAAGACTATGAAACGGTATCTAATTGAGACTAATGGTTACTTTTGTGAAGAGTGTGGTATAGACAGTTACAACAACAAACCTATTGTTCTAGAGTTAGAGCATAAAAATGGAAACTCTAGCGATAATAGTTTAGATAATGTATGCCTTCTGTGTCCAAACTGCCATTCACAGACAGATACATATAAAGCAAAGAATGTTGGTAATGGTAGACATAGCCGACGTTTGAGATACCGAGAAGGTAAAAGTTACTAAAGTTTCGCCGGTATAGTATAGTGGCATTACAGTGGATTTGTAACCCTCTGACAGGAGTTCGATTCTTCTTACCGGCACCATTTTGGAGAATTATTATGAAATGGGTTGTTATCATACCTGATCCTGTTATTGGACCAATCAGGACAACATTTAGTGATTATTACAAAGCAGTTCTCTTTGCAGATCCATTAGCACATATTGGTGCGAGGATTTACGAGATATAAAAGTTTGGAGAGGTGGGAGAGTGGTTTAATCCGCCAGTCTTGAAAACTGGAGAACCGCAAGGTTCCGTGAGTTCGAATCTCACCCTCTCCGCCAATTTTTTAGGAGTGAAATAGATGACTGAACAAGAAAAGAAGGCCGCTTCATGTGGTTGCGGTAGATCGCCAACAGGTTCTTGCATTGGTTGGCACAGTCTGACTAATGAAGAATATCAGAAGAAACTTGCAGAGTATCAACAGACTCAACTCAATGAATCTGCACCAAAACTTCTCAAGGACTAACGAGTTTGCGGATTTAGTGTAACGATAGCACAGCGGGTTCCCACTCGCCAGACTGGTTTAATTCCAGACTCCGCTCCATCTATAACAAGGAGTTTACATGAAATGAGTTATTGGGGGTTTCATCTCCTTTTAGATTGCGCTGAATTAAATCACGATGCAATCACATCTTATGATACAATCTACGCTTTCACAAAAAGACTTGTGAAGGATATTGATATGGTTGCATATGGCGAACCGCAAATCATCAATTTCGGTTCTGGCAACAAGGCTGGTTATACTCTAGTCCAGTTGATTGAAACTTCTAACATTTGTGCCCACTTTGTACCTGATGATGGCATGGGTGGTAATGCAATGTATCTTGATGTTTTCTCTTGCAAAGAATACGATGATCAAGTTGTCATTGCTCTAGTCAAAGAATATTTTGGTGCGAAGTATGTTCGTCCAAACTATTTGACAAGGCAAGCATAAGGGCTCGTAGCTCAGTTGGGAGAGCGGTAGCTTTGCAAGCTATAGGTCGTCGGTTCGATCCCGTCCGAGTCCACCAGAAATAGGGCGATTAGCTCAGTGGAAGAGCGGCTGCTTTACACGCAGCGGGTCGGGAGTTCGAACCTCTCATCGCCCACCAAGGATTATAATGATGACGAAAGAAGAATTTAGAGATTGGTTTTTTACGATTGGTCTGATAAGTTGGATGCCATTACTGTGCATCATTTTCGTCATTATCATACACTTCTTCTATGGCTGATATAGTTCGTATCGATCCACCTATACCCGTAAACACTCCAAAAGGCAAAGCACAGGCTCACTTTCTAATTGACTATGGCTTTGAACAAGACTTGGTTTGGGTTTGCTTTCAAGATGAAACTGGTGAGTGCTGGTCTTGGAATAATAAAGACATTAGGGCACAAAGAAACATAACAGCTAATAGGCCTCTGTAGTCCAACTGGTAGAGATACTTGACTTAGAATCAAGGGGTTGTGGGTTCGAATCCCTCCAGAGGCACCAAATATCCTATATAATAGTATGAGAAAAATTGCTTTATTACTATTATCGCTAACACTAGCAGGATGCACCTATTATGTGCCTAGTCCAACCTATGTGGAACCCATGGTCGCGCCAGTCGCAGCACCTGTCTATGTTCCAAGTCCAGTCATTATACGACCCCCAGTTTTGGTTGCACCGCCATCTGTTGTTGTGGGACCAACTTATTACAGATACTATCGCCCTTACGGATATTATAACTGGCCTTACTAAGCCAAAAGAAAAGGTTGCTGAGGTCACTCAGACTTATTCGGTATCTAAGAGAAACGGTAACCTCGTAATCATCAATAAAGATGGTTACGTTGTTTATCACCCACCACACTTCCTAAAGCCCTATATAAAGACAAGAGAGCCATTACAAAAACTGGCTGATCGGTTTACTGAATTAAATACTAATGATGTTGAAGCAATCATGGAGTTCGAGTCTTCATTACGATAATTGGAATATAATATGCGTAAGTTTAATATTGATGAAGTGAGAGATTTTATTAGAAATACTTCTGATACCACTTGTGTTTATATTGGTGCGGACTCTGAGAGATACCGTGACAAAGAAGATAAGTGGTGTGCCAGTTATACTGTTGCAATCGTTGTTCACTATGACGGTAACAAAGGTTGCAAAGTTTTTGGTGATGTTTCTACAGAGCGCGACTACGATAACCGTCATGATCGCCCAGCCCTAAGGCTAATGAACGAGGTTTACCGTGCTGCACAAATGTATCTCGACCTTGCCGACGCTATCGGAAATCGTCACTGTGAAGTTCATCTTGATATTAATCCTGATATTGTTCACGGGTCTTCTTGCGTTGTGCAGCAAGCCATCGGATACATCAGAGGCACCTGCAATGTCGTCCCAATGGTCAAACCAGACGCCTTCGCAGCATCATATGCAGCCGACAGATTAAAAGGTATTCTAGCAGCTTAAGGAGGGTTGGCTGAGAGGCTTAAAGCACTCGTTTGCTAAATGAGCGTGGGGAGAAATCTTCACCGTGGGTTCGAATCCCACACCCTCCGCCAAAAATAATATGGTCATACTTGATACAATATGGACTAGAAGACATAAAATCTCAGAACAGAGACTAGCAATCTGTAGAACATGCGAACACCTAGATCAGTCTAGAATGAAGTGCCATAAATGTGGTTGCTTCATGGAGTTCAAAAGTCTTTTACCTTATGTCGATTGTCCCATTGGAAAATGGGGACCTATAAATATAGATGAAGTAGATATGTCTGAGGAGAACAAATAAAATGGCATCTGCACAACTCGTTCAAAAGGCAAAAGAATGCCTCGGTAATACCTTCGTATATTATATGAAGGCTCATGGCTATCACTGGAACGTAATCGGTTCTGACTTCCCTCAGTTGCACGATTTCTTCGGTGATCTTTATAACGAACTTCATGGTTCTATCGATGATATTGCAGAACAGATTCGTGCTATCGATTCATTTGCACCAGGCACACTCACACGCATGGTTGAGTTGGGCAAAGACGTTGGAGAAGATGCAAAGATTCCTGTTGCTGCTAAGATGGTCACAAATCTTCTAGCTGCTAACGAAGCTGTTATGAAGTGCATGACAGAAGCCTATGAAATGGCAGAAGAAGAAAAAGAATTTGCTTTCTCTAATTTTCTTCAAGACCGTTTGACAGCACTTGCTAAACATGCTTGGATGCTCAAGTCTCTCGCTGGTCAAAAGGCTGGTGCCGGCGCTGCTGGCTAATAGGTCAACAATACTGACCTAACGTAACGTAAAGGCGTCCTCTGGGGCGCCTTTTTTATGGTTGCCATTCCTTGCTGGTTGTCCTATAATACTACCATGACAAAAAAGTTCTCTAAACCAGCTATCGGAAAACGTCTTACGGTCGTCACAGAATATGATCGTAAGGGCTTCTCATCTAATCTATCGACCACTACCACCAAGTCTGGTGTGGTGACCAGGAGCGAACACTATGATGATCCAGATACTTTTCGTCTTGCCACTGGTGATCGCAGTTTCCCTTTCTCTGTTGTCCCTTTGGATCATGTCAAGGAGATCATCTACGAGGATGGGTCTAAAGGTGAAACCCATACGCAGAAAATTATCACAATTTCAGCCTGGCAGGTCAAATCGGATAGTCGTAAAGGTGGGTTCTACACGGTGACAAGAGACGGTAATCACTACTCTTGTGATTGTCTTGGTTTTCAATATCGAAAGTCTTGTCGGCATATCATCAAAATCAAATCGCAAGCAGCCTAAAGCTCTCTTCGGAGGGCTTTTTTCTTATATGCTAAATACAAGAAAAAGGAGTTTATATATGGCTGCGTCTGAAGGTGTTGATCTTGAATGGGCAATAGTCCAACTAGGAAGAAAAGAAAAGTTAACTAGAAAATACTCAAATAATATATTGACACAAGCAAAGAAAGCACTTGGCCATATAGAAGCTAAAGTTGGTAAAAAATATAAAATCTTTCACTCTGATGAGATGGGTATCTCGGCATCTCCTGAACCTAAAACAGACATAGTTGTTGAGGCGAGAGGTCAAAAGTATTTCGTATCTGTAAAGATGGAAGGCGGCGTTCAACTTGCTTCTGGTCAAGGAAGGTCAACCGCTGAATTATTCAGAGAAACGGCAAAAGCTGTATTTACAGATAAGAAGAAACTATCAGAAGTTGAAAGTCTAGCCAAAGTTATTGAAGATATGCCTACACGATTGTTAGCTCCTCAAAATCTAGATAGGATATTAGAAGATGCTAATCCTAAGGTTTTGAAAGAATTTACAAAAGCAGGTAAAATTCTAAAAGAGAAAAACGCTGAAAACTGGTTGTCGCAAATTAAACCTAAACTTATGCAAGACATTAGCACATTTATCAGTAAGAATCCAGAATTTTATTCAGAGATGATTAGAGAAGCGTTGACAGGACAAAGAACACTTGCTAGATTTAAAAATGCTGCGGCAAATTATATACTATCACCAGCAGGATTTTATAAGATAGATGATTCTTATGTTTCAAAAGTTAAGTCAAAAGTTAAACTTGATATTAGATCAAAAAGTCGCGGCGGCATCACAAGCATTGCATTTAGAATAGAGACTAGAGGAAATATATGATAAACCTCAATCAATATATCACCGAAGCCAAAGAAGGTAAAAACCTTCACCTAGAACACCTTGAAGATGAGGTGTTGAACGGCGGAGTTGCAGGCACTCGCGGCGCAATCAATTTCTTACAGTCTCTTAGAGATATGTTAGTTGGTCATTCACCTTCACGAAAAGTCAATCTCACAACAAAATGGGACGGTGCGCCTGCTATCTTTGCCGGTGTCAATCCTAAAAACGGTAAGTTCTTTGTAGGAACAAAAGGTGTATTTGCAAAGAACGCAAAGCTAAACTACACACCACAAGACATTGACCGTAATCATCCTGGTGAAGGTCTAAACAAGAAACTCAAAGTCGCTCTACGTTATTTACCTTTGTTGAATATCAAAGGTGTTATTCAAGGCGACATGATGTTTACCAAAGAAGATTTGAAAACAGAAACTATTGATGGTGAACGATATGTCACATTTCAACCTAATACAATTGTTTATGCCGTGCCTGCTGATTCAAAATTAGCAGAACAAATTCGTAACGCTAAGATGGGAATTGTCTGGCATACTTCATATGTTGGACCTGCACTAGAAGATATGGAAGCATCTTTTGGTGTTGATATTGGTAAGTTGACTATGACTAAAGACGTTTGGTTCCGTGATGCTTCTTTTGTTGATGCTACTGGCACAGCCACATTCACAGAGCAAGAAACAACGGCTATCAATGCTTTGTTGTCTCAGGCTGGTAATTTGTTCAGAACAATTTCGGCAAGGACACTCAATGAAATCGCTACCAATGATACCTACAAGATACAAATCAAAGCATGGAACAATCTCAAAGTCCGTGAAGGGCAGAAGATCACGAACACAGCAGAGCATGTTAAGGGACTTATTCTGGCAGTTGAGAGCAAACTCAACGCCTCGATTGCTGATGCGAAGAAAGAAGATACTCGCCTTAAACGCTCTAAGGAAAAAACGATTATCATGAATTGGTATAAGGCTAATAAAGATGAATTGAAAAAGATATTCGATTTACAGAACATTTTGGTCGATGCAAAGAACACGATTGTTCGTAAGTTAGAGCAAGTCAAAGGTGTGACAGGCACATTCCTTCGCACTGATAACGGATTCAAAGTCACAGCACCAGAAGGTTTTGTCGCAGTTGATGTTCTCAAAGGTAATGCAGTCAAGTTGGTCGACCGCCTAGAATTTTCACAGGCTAACTTCAACGCAGCCAAAGCGTGGGATAAATGATTAAGGTTCGCAGAAAAGAGCAAAAAGGCACGCTGAATGTCTTTGACATTGACGATACTCTTTTCAAAACGGATTCGCGTGTCTTGATTGTCAAAGACGGTAAAGTTGTAAAAGAGTTAGGCTCTGGTGAGTTTAACACCTACAAGTTGAAGTCTGGTGAAGAATATGATTTTCAACAGTTTCGCTCAGGCAAACATTTTCACACTACAGCCAAACCAATCGACAATATGATCAAGAGAGCGCAACGTGCGGTTGCATCTCAAACTGAAAATGATAAGTCTGTTATTATCACAGCACGATCAGATTTTGTTGATAAAGAACCATTCTTGCAGAAGTTTAGAGAACATGGTTTTCCTATTGACAAAGTTTATATTGAGCGCGCCGGTAATCTACAAAAGATTATGCCGTCAGCCAAGACACATATCACTAAAGGTGTTGTTCTTCTCAAATACATCAAGACAGGTAAATTCAACAAGATCCGCATGTGGGATGACCATGAAGGTAACTTAGACATTCTTCTAAAGATCGGTCAGAAATATCCAGACATTGAGATGGAAGCATATCTTGTTGATGAAGTAGGTAATACAAAGAGATACAGAAAATGATTGCATATCACGGCTCAAACGCAAAGTTTGGTAAATTTGACCAAGGCAAAGCTAGAATTATAAACGATTTCTATGGCGGCGGTGTTGCTTACTTTACCTCAAACAAAGATATTGCTAAGACGTATGCTAACTCTATGGTCAAATCAAAAGGTGGTGAGCGTTATATCTATGAGGTCGAACTGAACCTCAAGAAGATTTTTGATGTTGATAGCAAATTCACGGGTAAAGAACTGACTAAGTTTTTTGATCCTAAAGAAGCAGAAGACTTTGCCCGTGGTGCTGGTCTGATGAAGATGGGCACTGACAGATTTGTTGTTATAGGAAAACTTAAAGACGGTGACTATGAACTGACTGGTGACCAAGTTTTCAAAGGTCTGTCAAGAGGTATGGTCAACACTGCCAAGGCTAGACAGAAACTTATCTCACTAGGCTATGATGGTCTTCGCTATAATGGCGGTTTGAATATGAATACGGCTACCAAGCACGATGTTTATCTAGCTTATGACGCCGATGATATCCATATCAAAAAAATATTCAAAGTAGTCAAAAAAACTGACGGTAAGACAATTACTGAAAACTTTGAACCACTAGACATTAAATTACCTGCACCAGGTCTAACATTCTCTAGAGAAATGATGCCTCAGTTAGGACCTCTAGGTGATTTTCTTAAAAATCTTAAAAAGCATAAGGTTGAGTTTCATAAAGAACTCATAGACCCACATAAACTTAGATCAAGCCAGTCTGAATTTGATAAGAAAAAGATCATGTCAATCATGACTGAACCTAAACAGGTAAAGTCTGGTATTGTCATATCTAACGATAATTATGTGCTAGATGGTCACCATCGTTGGCTAGCGCACTTCAATCAAGGCAGAAAGATTGAAGTTATCCGTGTAGACCTACCTATATTAGAACTCATGCGACTAGCTAAGTCTTTTGAAAATACATACTATAAAAATGTTTCTGCACTAACAGAATGTGTCAAAAATGTGATCAGAGAAGCTCGTAATAGAGAGATTTACTAAATAACATTATAAAAACCATTCCTGTAGAGGGAAGAATGAAAAAAATTGTCTTCACATTTGGTAGATTTACGCCTCCTACCATCGGTCATGCCAAACTAATCAATAAAGTTATTGATTATGCCAAAGAAACGGGTGCCGAGAACCGTATCTATACCTCAAAGTCATTTGATACCAGCAAGAATCCAATCCCATACAAAGAAAAAGTGTCTTTTCTCAGACAACTTTTCCCTAATGCTAATGTCATGGATGATCCTAATGCACATACAGCATTTCATGTGGCTAAGATATTGTCTGATGAAGGCTATCGTGATGTTACGATGGTTGTCGGTTCTGACCGTGTTCAAGAATTTAAGACCTCTATAGGCAAGTATATCAAGGATCGTAAAGACCCTAACTTTGATCCTAAGAAACACTATTCATTTGACAAGTGGACTGTCGTATCAGCCGGTGAGCGTGATCCAGATG